TTGTGGTGTCTCAAGGCTGGATGGACGAGAACCGCAACGTGCAGCCGAGCAAGATCGCTGCAGTGAACGAGGTGCTATACGCGGTGTGGCAGACCCTCTTCCCGGACGTAGAACCTCCGGAGACGACTTTGCGTGCATGGGCGCGACACGCTTTGGCAGAGACATCCGCTGCAGTGGTCCACTGGAATGACCAAGAGGCTCCCAGCCAACAAGCAGTGCTCGATCTGCTGGCCAAGGCCGAGAAGCGGGAGCGGGCCGGCTTCGACCCGGACGCCGTCTGATGGCGGTCAAGATCAACGAGGTGGTCATGTTCACCAGTGAGATCGCCGCAGCGGAGATCAACACCCTGCGCGACGAAGGGATCACGCTGGTGATCCCCTCAGACCTGGAGGTCGATCTGGTCACCCACCACCAGAACTTGACCTACGTACACATCTCCCGAAGGAAGGCGTGATGGTCAGCCAAGGAGAGATGCGGATGTGGCAGGACATCAACAGCATCGCCACCTCGCTGAACCGGATCGCCAATCTGATGGAGGCGGCCGAGATGCGAGCCCGGAAGGAGAAGGCAGATGCCACAGATGCCACAGAACGCGGATAACCACGCGCACTTCGCCTACTACGACAAGGCACACGAGGTGTCCTTCGTCTGGGCTGGCAACCCGGACGAGCTGATCGAGGTGTGTCCTGGCGGGTATGGAGAACCGGCCCAGGACGCCATCGATCCTCGTCCGTACGGAACCTCAGCGCCAGCCACCTCTGTCGGGTGGTTGGCCTGGTTCCAGTCCATTGCCCAGATCTACATCACCAGGAGGTATGGAAATGAGTGATCCACATCCGCTGCTGGCTCTGATGCTGGAGTCCAACTCGTTCCTGGGGGTTTCGGAGGTTGTCGAGGACGAGATCATGCCCCTCGACGAGCAGCTCAACTTCGATGTCGGTGATGCGGCCATACTGGCCACCGCGAACACGATGCTGGAGCGTGACTTCGTCATCCTCAGGATGATCGACGCAGAGAAGCACGCGAAGACATTTCCGGACTGGGAGGAACGACTACTGAACTCCTTCGTGCTCTGCAAGTACTTCAGCAGGAACGATCCGGAGGAGTCGATCGGTTGGTTCAGTCGGCTCAAGGTGGTACCGATCAGCAACTACCGGTATCGAGAGGCTCGCACCTGGATGAAGAAGGAGTTCCCATCCGAGATCCCGGACTGGGCGTTCAAGGCCTTCCAGGATCTAGCCGACCGGCTGTCGGTGAACGCACCGGCGATCATCCCCAAGGCGGTCACCTGTCCCAACTGTGGTGATCGCAATGTGGGGTTGAAGGTCGTCCGGCGGGTCACCTACGCCGGACGTGCCGGCGTGCTGAAGATCAATGACGTGGAGCACTACGTTCCGCTCAGCGATCCGACCGAAGAGGCCAACCACACCGCCATGCTGGTCTGCCAGGAGTGCCATTCTGAAGCCACCTTGGCTGACGATGAGTGGCAGCTACCGGGGATCAGCAACTGAAAGAGCCACTAGAACCTGCTCGGGCTGGCTATTGTGTCTAGTATCTGATACAATAGTAGTGTGCAAAGGCGTCAGCATGCCCGCGCACACGGGAAGCCTCAGGACCAGATGTCCTGGGGCTTTTTGCATGTCCAGGGTCGCTCATAAGGGCGTCCTACAACCATGAAATGAGATGCAAGTTATGTCCGCAACGCAAGCCGCGCAGAAGGCGCGCAAGAGTCAGGCCAAGGCCGGCTCCAGCAAGAAGAAGAACAAGTCGACCGAGGTGGTCGTCGTGACCGAGGCCGAGGCCAGGAAGGCCATCAAGCAGGCCGAGAAGGTCATCCGGAAGGCCAAGAAGGAGCTCGCTCGGGAGCAGGCCAGGCAGGCACAGAACGAGGCCGAAGCAGCCAGGGCTCACAAGGAGGCCGAGAAGGCCGAGGCCAAGGCCCGCAAGAAGGCCAAGAAGGCCAAGGCCAAGGCGGACCGCAAGCGGCGCGAGTACAGGCGTGCCAAGAACAGGGCGGTGGCCATGCGGAAGATGAAGGGCCCGAGGTGGGTCCGTCGTCTCCGCTGGGAGGCACGTCGAGCGTGGGCCAAGGCCAAGCGGGCCTGGCGCAAGGCGTGGGGCAAGTCCAAGGCAGCAGCCCGCAAGGTCAAGGTGGCAGCGGCGTTCGCTGCCGGCTGGGCGGCCAAGACTGCCTGGCCCACGGCCAAGACCTGGGTGCTCCGGTACACCGTGCCGGCGTGGGCCTGGACCAAGGCCACGGCGGTCTCCGCCTGGGTCTGGTCGGCTCCGTTCCGTGCCTGGGCTGCCTTCGGGCTGGGCTCGGTCGCGGGTCTGGCGCTGTTCGGTGCTCAGATCGCGTTCGCTGCCGTGATCGCGGGAGCGGTGCTGGTGTTCCTCGCCCGTACGGGTAGGGGCAAGCGCTACCTGGGTCGGGTCACGAAGGACCTGGAGAAGTCCAACGCCAGGATGAAGGCCGAGCTGAAGACGATCGAGTCCGCGAAGAAGCAGCTCGATGCGGCCAAGTCTGACCTGGAGACCGTCGTGGCTGAGTCCAACGTGGTCAAGTCTGGTCCGAACATGGAGCCCGTCGTGATCCACGACATCGACGGCAACGTCCACGTCGACCTCCTTCCGGAGGAGGGCACCGAGCCCGACGGACGCGACCTGGAGATGGAGCGTCAGGACAACGCCATCGCTCTGAACAGCGCTCAGGAGCAGGCGGTGGGCAACCGCCTTACCGAGGTTCTCGGTCGGGTGCAGTCCTTCGAGAAGTCGGGCAACAAGGACGGCTTCTCGGAGTACGCGGGTCGCGTGTTCGTGGCGGAGGCTCGGCTCCTCGGGAACGGCTACTCGATGACCAGGCTCATCGAGCTCGCTCGTGAGCACTACGACGAGCAGTACGGGCCCAGGGATGCCAGCGAGAAGTTCAACTGGACTGCCATGCACAAGGGCATCCGGGAGGAAGTCAAGCTGATCGACAAGCTGCTGAAGGACCTCGTCGGCAAGTCCGCACGGGACCCGAAGAACCTCGCGAACGCCTGAGTGATGGAGGGGCGGGGGAGAGATCCCCCGCCCCTTTGTCGCGCCACCTTGAGGAGAGGAAATGATCAAACAGAGAGTGGGCTCGCTCAGGTACGTGCTGGAGAGCGAATCCGCGAACTTGAACCCGAGCGAGAGCTTCGTTCGGCAGAAGTTCACGACAGCCTTCGACGGAAACGGAAAGGGCGGCGGCCTGCGTAATGCGTGCCTGGCGATGGCCATGTACGACGAGAACGACGTACTCGTCAGGCAGGTTGTGATCGGCAACCCGAGCGAGTCCATGCGCAAGCTCATGGACTTCGAGTTCGGACCATACGAACCGGAGGAGGCAGCTGCGAAATGAGTTTTGCACCCAGAGACACCAAGCTCGGCAGGAGCATTGCCGGGCTTGTGGCGCAAGGCACGAAGGGCGTGGTGTTCCTGGGTCGTGGAGGCAACGTACTGGCTCGTGTTGGCGGTACCGACTACAGCCAGTACGTTGCCGTCCGCAAGGCCCAGGTCCAGTCGCCAAAGCTCAAGGCGATCGCCTATCTGAACCTCAGTGAGGACCAGATGATTAGGACCGCGCTCGTGGAGAACCGCGAAGGCTCGGAGACATTCTTGACCGTTGTGCACTTCGACGCGAAGGGGCACTGGTTAGCGCCACTGCCCGGTGCAATGGCCACCGCTGAACGTCTACTCGGGAAGGAGGAGATAGCAGCAGAGGACGACAACTAGCTCACTCCAACAGAATCATGAAGGGAACAGTATGACCATCTATCGGCTGCGGGTAGCCGTAGACCTGATCTACAAGGCGGACAAGCCACTATCCCCGCCGCTTGCCACCAGAGTCGCGAATCGCACCGGTACCTATTTACGGACCGGTGCGGTGGAGGGCCTGGAGAGCAAGGTCGATGTGCTTTTCGATGAGGGCTATCGGAACCAGCACGCTCATCACCACGACGCCAGGTACGACTCGTGTCGTGTAGATATCGGGGCCGCACGTGACGGTCTCGGTCCCATCGAATGACAACCCCCTGTAACACAACTCGGAAAGGTTCAACCTGTAATGGCACAAGGTGAAGACAGCATGTGGGAAGACAAGCAGGCCAAGAAGGACGTGAAGAAGGCGAGCGCCTTCCTGCGAGAAGTCGCAGGAGGTCGGATCACCGTCGAGTCCGCATTCGAGTACCGCGAGGATGGGGGCATTCGTATCGCCCTCCCCCAGGTGCCGGCGAAGATGGGTCTGAAGAAGGCAGCGAACATGCTGCTGGCTCAGGCTGAGGCTGAAGAGGCCATGCACGAGTTCACGAAGCCGTTCGACTGCCGTCCGATGGACGGTGCCGTCGCCTTCAACAAGGCGCTGAAGGATGTCTTCGGCATGACCGCGATCGGCAAGGAGATCCGGTCGTTCTTCGGTGGGCAGCTCCCCGAGCTGCGTACCGTGAAGATCTCCCCGACCGAGGAGATCCAGGTGCCGTTCGGGCTCCTGAAGTTCCCGCCCTATGGCGCGGAGTTCTATCTCCAGGAGCGCCCTGACGAGGACTATGGAATGGCCTTCCAGATCTACGTCATGGCCAAGAAGAAGTACGAGGTGGAGATCCGTGGCCTGCTGATGCTGGTCGAGTCCTACATCCGGCAGGACAGCATCTACCGGAACAAGGCGCTGATCGGTGTCGGCCGGATCGCGGGCGGTGCCTACAAGGAGCCGGAGTTCTTCAACCCGTACACGATCGATCGCGAGAAGGTCGTCTACGCCCAGACGGTGGGTGACGCGCTGACGTACTCCATCTGGGGTCGGATCCAGAAGAGCGAGCTGCTCCGCAAGGTGAAGCCGTCTCTGCTGGGCAACAAGGTGCTGATGCACGGTGAGAACGGCACCGGCAAGACGCTGGCCGCTGCGATCACCGCGCAGTTCTGCCTGGAGCACGACTGGAGCTTCATCCAGGCGCGCTACGACGAGGACCTCAAGCACGTGATGAGGTTCGCCGAGCTGCTCGGCACTCCGGTCGCTGTGGTGATCGAAGATGTCGAGAAGCTGCTCTCCGACAACCCGCGCAAGATGGACGAGTTGATGGAGCAGTTCGACGGGATGCGCACCAAGGGTCGCGAGGTGATGTTGCTGATGACCTCGAACTACCCGGAGAAGCTCCCGCCGGAGCTGACCCGGGCCGGCCGCATCAACCGGATGATCTACGTCTCCGACCTCGATCGTGAGGGAGTGGAGAAGCTGATCAATGTGATGATCCCGGCAGGGCAGCGTGAGGACCTCGACTACGAGCGTCTGCACACCGCCTACGAGGGCTTCGCTCCGTCCTGGATCGTGCAGGCGCTGGAGGGGGTCGAGGTCTACACCTTGATCCGCACCGGTGAGGAGGGTCAGCCGATGTCGACCGATGACTTCGTGCGTTGCGCGGATGAGCTCCGGTCGGCCTGGCAGATGCACACCGACGCGAAGGCTCGCAAGAAGGATGAGCCCGAGATCGATGTGGCACTCACGAAGCTGGTGGGCAAGGCGATCCAGCAGAGCGCCTACGTCAACGACGAGGGTGAGATCGTCGTAGCTGCCTAGTTACACCGCTACACCGAAAGCGTCCGGGGGTCAGTTGTTCAACGCTGGCCCCCGGACTCCACCATGTAAGGGAGATTCAGATGGATATCGAGACCGCCTTCACTCAGGAGGCGATCGCCGCTGCCGGCGTAGATGTCGGTGGCGACGAAGAGAATGAGATCCGAGACATGATCACCAAGGTCTGCTTGGCCAATGAGGTGGAGCTGACTCGGGAAGAGCAGAGCGTCGCGGTGCTGTGCTTCGTGGCTGGCCGGGCCTACCAGGCAGACCAGCCCCAGCTGGTGCCGGTGTTCCTGACACCGGGATTGATCAGCAGCTACCTGCAGTTTCTAGAATCTCGGGAGATGTGATGGCTGATCTGATCGAGGAAGTCAGGGCTTCGTTCGAGAGGACCAGAGACGACCACGGCGATCGTGGACCGGTCACGGTGCTCGGTCCCGGAGACCCCCGAGAGCAGGGTTTCCCTCCAGGATTCAACGCGATGCGGGACTACTACGGGGACCGGCTGATGGCGATCACTCGACGTGGCTATCGGCACTTCGCTGGGTCGACGATGCCCACCAATGCTGATCAGCTGATGGAGCTGACCTCGCAGGTGATGGCGGAGTACCTGCTGGCGTTGGTGTTGGAGACCTTCACCGACGGCGTGATGGTCGGGCACCAGCAGCATCAGGCGGTCAGGATCTTCGACCACTTCAACAAGCTGGAGCTGATCTTCACCGAGGAGCCGTTCCGGGAAGCCTCGCGCACGATGGCGAAGGGCTTCGCTGAGGACTCAAGTGTGCTGGCGTACTTCAACGAGTACATCGAGGGAGGCGTAGCGCACCTGTCCCACATCACCGGGTTCGCTCATCGAGATGTCGACCCCGGCAAGGTCTGGGACGTGTGGCTGCTCGTCGGAACAGCCTGCGCGTGCGCTTCCTACCTGGCTGGACATCACCTGGGCACGACCTGGCGGGAACGGGACGTGCTGGACGGAATCGAGCTCGCAACGCAGGGAGACGAGTCATGAGCCTGAAGGAACAGATCACACAGATCAACGACGTGATGCAGCAGACCAAGGATGACTGGGTGGCGGAGCTGCCTGAGAACCCGGACCTGGCGATCTACCTGCATTTCTGGAGGGGCGAGGACATGGCCATCATGGCGCAGTGCCCGGTAGATCGGGACGTTGCGTTGCAGGCGGCCTCGATCGGGGTGATGGGCTTCAGCGCCGATGTCGTGTCCATCACCTTCGAGTCCTACACCTCGAAGCTGAAGGAGTCGCCGGTGACTGGCAAGGACTGGATGCCCAAGGAGATGCAGTACGTCTCGGAGACCTATCCGGACGCTGCCGAGAAGGGCTGGGTCTCACCGTGCCTGACCACCACCATCCACGATCGCGATGGTGGCTGGGCCTTGTACTCACTTCCCTACGTGATCAAGGAGGACCAGATCACCTGGGGTGAGCCGATCTCCATGGGTTCAAGCGAGGAAGGTGAGGACGACACGACTGGCACCGGTGTCATGTTCGACTGGCTCCAGGACATGATGCAGCGACCCAAGGCGACTGACCTGATCTCCGAGAATCTGGAGCAGGGGAACCCCATGCTCAAGCTGTTCACGGAGATGCTCGATGAAGAGGCCATCTTGTTCCACGGCGACGTGGCCACCATGCGAACGATGAAGGAGAAGGACCTGGTCCTCGCAGTGGTGCTCCGAGCCGAGGCCGGCAGCAAGCGTGAGGAGATGATCAAGGACCGGTTCGGGGACGACGAGGTCGTCGAGTTCTAAGAGCCCACAGGGAGAGGTGACCCACCCCCAGGGCTCCTCTCCCTGTGCCTACCAGGAAGGAATAGTCATGCCTCAATGGCGTACCAACCAGGAGAACGAACTGAAGAGCACCCTGGACTCAGTGGTCGGTGACCTAGAGAGCCAGGTGTCAGACAACCCACCGTTTCTTGAGGTGGCTGGTCTGGAGTTGGGAGAGCTGGCCAAGCATGCCGCCGAAGCGGTTGCTGCGTATCAGCACGCGAACGGCGAGGCCAGTGTGAACGATCCGTTAGCCGCGATGCAGATCTACTGTCTCGGCTTCGTGATCGGCAAGAAATATGGCGAGAGCCACAGCAATGCATCGCCCGGTTGAGGTCAAGGAAACCTCGGCTGGTGCGGTGATCAAGTGCCTGTGCGGGTTCAAAACATCGACCCACCGATGGATCGATGACGCATGGGACGAGTACGACAACCACACCATGAAGGAATGAGAACAACATGTCAGAACCCACTAGCAACACCGATGGGAAGAAGTCCACCAGAAGGCCCAAGGTCAAGGGGCCACGGATCGTTCCGATGAGGATCAGTCCGCAGCAAGCTCGGGAGTGGCTGACGGTCTCGCCTGAGCGCAACCAGCGAACGCTCAAGCAGCGCAACATCAGCAAGATCCTGCACGCGATCGAGAACGATGAGTGGAAGATGACCCACCAGCCGATCGCACTGGATCCCACCGGCTACGTCCTCGATGGACGGCACCGGCTCACCGCCATCGCCAGCCAGCGCAAGCACATCCCGTCGTTGGTGGCATTCGACGCCGACCCGGATACCTTCGGGGTCATCGACACCGGAGCGGTTCGCTCACCTGGTGACAGCCTCAAGATCGCCGGCTACACCGACGTGAACGTGCTGGCGGCGACTACTCGACAGGTACTGGCCTATCCGGAGGTCGTCAACACCAGCACCAGGCTCAGCCAACCGGCATGGGCCATGACCACCGTCGACATCCTGGAAGCACTGGATGACCCCGAGATCGGCAAGGTCGTCCAGGAGTCGATCCGTTCCGGCTACATGATCGCCAAGGAGTTCGGCCGTTACGGGATGCGGACCTCATCGACGGTGCTGCTCGCTGTGATCGCCATTCACAGCGAGAAGGGTCCCTCGGCTCAGGAGGAGTTCCTGGACAGGGTGGTTGACGGTGTCAACCTGGAGTCCGGCAGCCCGATCCTGGCATTCCGCAAGTGGCTGATCTCCGATGCCTACTACAAGACCTCGCCCACCTGGCGGCCGACGATCTTCCTGGCCAACGGGATCAAGTCCTGGAACGACTACGTCACCCAGACCGACCGCTTCCAGCTGCGTTTCCGGCCGGGCACGGACTTCATGCCCGAGGTGCAGTGAGTGCGGAGGACATCCAGGTCGAGCCTCGGTGGATATCGGTGTACGTACTGCTGGTCGGCCTGGCAGCTGAGTCCACTCGACCGATCTCGTATGGTCAGCTCGCCACGATCCTGCGCGTGATGCAGGGTCGGGGATGCCATCGTCGTCATGTCGGTGGGATGCTCCGCAAGGTGACCGAGCACACCACCTTCAAAGGTGAGCCGGATCTGACGGCGTACGTGGTCGGCAAGGACGACAAGCCAGGTGTCGGCTGGCCTGGGTGGAAGCTCGGGAGTGATCCCGTGCTGGCACGCAAGACTGCTCACGCCTACTTCCGAGAGGAGGTATGGGGATGAGCTGGTTACTCGGATTCATCAGGATGGCCATCGCGGTGGTCCAGACGTTCATCGATCTGGTCATCGAGCTGAAGACACTTCAGCAGACGCTGGAAGCATAGGGACCCACGGGGCCGTCTCTCTTCGGAGGGGCGGCCCCACAGGTCCTTTTTGTGTCTTACAACCAGAAAGGAATGGAGCATGACAGAAACAAGTGCAGAACGGTTCGTGAACGTACCGGTTCATGAACCTTCGGTAGTTCCACAGGCAAACCCAGTGGCTGATCCAGAGTTCGATGCTCTGATCGCTAGCCAGCCTCGGGCCAGCCGAGATTTAGGTAATCCATGGGAAAGCCCGTTGAAGGCTCATGGTTTCAGGGGTTGGGATGCTCCACCACGACGGGCTGAGGGTGACGAAGTGCTGCTGGCCATGGCTGAGTGGCATCCGGCCTGTCTGCTCTCTCAGTACAAGGATTACATGAGTGAGGAGTACCGACGAGACCGGCAACAGTACGGGGTCTATGTCATCTTCGAGCTCACACCGAACGGGTACGAACCTCGTTTCATCGAGGCGCTTCCTCGGTACGTCGGCCGGTCGAACATCCTCAGTACCCGTCTGAAGCAGCACGCCAGAGGCGTAGGACGTAGCACGCCAGCACTCAAGGTGATGGAGGACTACCTGCGCGACTATGGCACTCACGCTGAGCGTGAGGCATATGACAATGCCTCGATCAAGCAGCAGCAGGAGCACCGGGAAAAAGCTATGGACCGACGAGCGCTTTGGGTCAGGACAGCGCACACGGAGAACCGGGATCAGTCTGATCGCTTGGAGAAGGCGATGGTCAGGCTCTACGAGGGTCAACCCATCGTGCTGTGGAACCACATCAAGTTCACTACCACAGCACCTTTCCGGCACAAGAGATAGCCATACTGAAGTGTATGTGCTATAATGAATGTAGTGTGATAGGTGCGTATCACACTAGGTCACCCCGATTTAGAAGGGTCCACACTGGTTCAACAGTAAGTATGGTCCTCTGGATCACGCAGGACCCGTTCGTCTAGCCAGACCAGGCAGCGGACTACCCGGGGTGATCGCCCCAGACCTAGAGCCCCCGGCTCTCCTCTTCGGAGGGGAGTCGGGGACTCTAGGTCCTTTTTTTATGCCCAAAAACAGGTCAGCCGAAGCTGATCGCGATCAATCCAGCGTGCAGGACGTAGCCCTTGCCGTTCAGGATCATGGCGGGGTTGGGCAGTTCTCCGTAGGCACGTAGGAACCCCTTGACCCCGGCGTTCCAGACTCCGAAGTAGGTGATCTTGGTCTGCTGCAGTCCGGTGTACCTGGCGTCGGCCAAGGACCAGATCGCTCGGTTGTTGGGCCGGGTCCAGACCATCTTGTACCGGGCGTAGGCACCACCGGAGATCTCTGCACGATCCTCACCACCGAGCGCGGGGTTGTCGAAGTGCAGACTGACCCAGCCACTCTCCGCTATCTCCTGGAGCCAGTTGTGCGCCTGCTCGTCAGTGATGCTGTTGTCCATCAGCTCTGTCCTGGTTCTTGTCGAATGAAGCGACCCATAAAGAACACCGACTCATCGAACTGGTCTTGGCAGTAGATCATGATGAACAAGCATCCGGCGTACTCCTCCTTGGCGTTGTCGGCCGGCTTGTCCAGGTTCAGGTTCCCGGGCCCGGTCAGGTCCCAACCCCAGGGAGTGGCGTCCTCCAGCAGCCCGGTGCGCGCGGCACCCTTGGAGAATCGGCCCGGGGAGTAGCCGGCCGGCTCGTAGTAGTTGCCCCAGCCAACGACCTGGGACTCATCGGCCAGCTGGACATCCGCGCCCCAGGGGAAGTGAGTGCCGTCGGGCTGCACGGTCTCGAAGGCACCCTTGTAGAACGGGTGTGTCTGGGCCTTCTGCCCCAGCGCCGTCTGGAAGGTGGTCGGGATGATGGTTGCACCCTTGACAGCGATCTTGCGGGCCGCGAGGTAGTCCGGGAAGTCCTCACTGCCGCGCGCACCCGGGAACTGCGGCATCGAGTCCACTGCTACCGAGTTCACGTAGTACAGGCTGACATGGAACTTCACCGGCAGCACGTTGCCGTCCTTGTCGTAAGCAGCTATCTGGGTGAGCCGGATCGTGCCAGCCTGACCCATCCGGATCGGGATCGAGGCGGTGGCGATCCCGCCGCGCTTCATCGAGCTCCAGTTGTTGTTGGAGTTGCTGGTATGGGTCTTACCGATCTCGATGTACCAGGACTTGTAGGAGGGGTTCTTCGGTGGGTACAGCCGGGTCCACGTCTCGTACGGGAAGGTGGCATCGGCCGGCAGCTTCTCGGCGAAGAACGCCTTCGCCGGCGTCGGCACCACCCCGGAGCCTGCCTTGTAGGACCACGGCAGGATCAGATCCTGGATGGTGTTTGAGTACTTGCCGATCTGCAGCGCCCGCATCGGGGTGAGCGCGTCCCGGGTGCGGGCCCGGACCTCCTCCACGGTCAGCTGGTCGCGGTACTTGGTGTCGAAGGTCAGCGACATGGTCAGCCCGTTGAAGTCCGCAACAGCCTGGGTGACATGTGCCAGCACTCCCTCCCGGACTCCGAACAGGCCGTTGATCCGGATCGTCATCCCACCCTTGATCAGCAGCCGGGGCATCAGCTCCCCCGAGCTCAGCCGAGGATCGGTGGTCAGCGTGATCGATCCGGTGATCCCCGGCTCCGCGAACCGCTGGTACTGGCCCTGGGCGATCTTCATCGCGGAGACCTCATCGACACCGTCCTGGAACCGGACCATCGTCTCCTTGGGCTTCAACCGCTTGTCGAAGTTCGGGTTGGACTTCCGTGGCCACATCCGTGGGGAGTAGGCGTACGGCTTGTAGTAGGTCCGTCGACCGTCTGGGGAGACCTCGATGTTGGAGTAGGTGATGCCGGCCTCGTCTGCTCCGGACCCGAAGATCACCCCGGCACGCTGGGTAAAGTCTCGACTGCCGTCAATGATCACCCCAGGAGCTCCGAGATGGATCTCGACGATCCTGTCGCTGTCGGCCTCCGGGATCCGACGCAGGTACAGCTCGGGCCGGCGGTTGCCCCGGTTCCGGATGCTCCACTGGGAACCACCTTCGGCGAACATCACGGTCAGCAGACTCTGTACGAAACCGGAGAGCAGCGGCTCCCAGGACCCGGTGTTGCGGGCAGTGAACCCGGTCCAGAGGTGATCGGTGGCGATCCCCCAGGGCTTCAGCATGCTCAAATAGGTCGGATCCTTGAACGGTGGCACTCGTAGCGACCAGTCGGCCGGGAACAGGATCCGGAACTTGCCCAGGTGCGCCGGGTGCTCAGTCTGGTCGAAGGCCTGGGCCATCAGGATCTCGTACGGGATCGGTCGCTTCGGGAACTGCGGGATGGCCAGGTAGTCGTCCAACCCGAAGAAGGCTCCCTTCAGGTCAATGTTGTAGGCAGAGTCAGCACCGGACAGGCTGAAGTTGTAGGAGGCGATGTAGCCCTCCCAGCGCCAGTCGAACTCATAGTCCCCCACGTTCTGGAACACGATGTCGACATCGGTGTCCGGCACCAGCCAGCCCAGGTCTCCCTCACCGGGAGTGTCGAAGACGGTGACTTGAGGCAGCGCCAGGCTGGCGGTCACGTCGGTGAACGGGTCCTGGGTGGTCACTCCATCCACCCGGACCGGAGCACCACGGAACACGGTGATCTCGCGCCGATAGCCGCCGGGAGGCCGGACGAAGATCCGGAAGTAGCCCAGCGGCTGCTGCTCGGATGGATAGGCGGTCAGGGACTTCACGTATCACCGCCGTAGATCGAGCTCAGCGCAGCGAACTCGGTGACCACCTCGGAGCTGGTCAGCGGCCCGCCATAGATGCCCAGGTCGAGCAGCGCCATGTCCATGGTCCCGGTCGCTGAGGAAGGCGCGTTCCCGAGCCAGAAATGGGTGCTCAGCGGCGTGGGAGCCACTCCGGAGGGCAATGACTTCACCACCAGGTTGGAAGGCCCTGGACCGGCGTACAGCGTCGTCTGAGGCCTACCGATCACCATCGCCAGGAAGGTGGGCGCGGTGGAGGCCAGCGCGTTCCCGATGGAGACTCCCTTCTGCTCCGGGTTCAGCTCGGTGGTCATGCACACTGCCTGGTCCCGGACGGTGAAGGTGTGCCAGGCACCTTCAGTGCTGGCCGGTCCCCACAGGCCGTTGTCGATCACCGTTGGGTCATTGCCGTAGATCGAGTTCGGGCAGAGCACCATCACCACCGTGTAGCCCTCGACCCCGCCCATGTACAGGCCCAGGTCGTTCCACATGTAGTCAGCCGTGTTGGAGTCGAAGTTCAGCGCGGTCATGTCCACGAACCGCTCGTCCCCGATCCGGTACTCGTAGTCACTGATCAGCGAGGGCGCGTGCTCCGGGGTGGTGGTCCACGGTGGTGCATCGGACTGGATCGGGGTCCAGGTCAACGAGGTCTGGTCGTAGTAGTTCGAGTCTGCGATCCAGCGCATGTCCGCATTCGTGGTCAGCGCGGTCGGCTCGTCCCGGTTGCCCAGCGCGTCTCCCTCGGCACTGACCAGCACGTTGACGCAGATGTCGAACTCCGGGACCGGCACCGGCCAGCCATCCAGGATCCGGTACTCGTCGACCTCGAAGGCCGCGCTCATCAACGGGTACAGCCCGCCGGGCACGTCCTTGAGGAGGGGCGGCACCCAGCTGGCTCGGTTGTGGGCCACCAGCTGGACCTCGGTGCGTCCTGGGACCACCTTGATCACAGCCATTTACTCCTCCTCGACCAGGAAGAACGGGCCCAGGGCCACGCTCAGGTCACCCTCCTCGATCACGACCTGGTCTCCGGTGGAGACCACCATGGGGGTTTCCAGCTCTCCGACGAGCAGGCTGTAGCCATCCACCTCGGCATTGCACAGCGCCCAGTAGCGGACCTCACCCCAGTCGGACACTGCGGTGATGAACTCCACTGGCTCCAGGTTGTGCACCTCCTGGGGCTGGGACTCGTTCATCCAGGCATCCAGGTCGTTGGGGATCGCGACCCGGGCGTAGTCGGTGTTGGTTGGTTCATCCAGCTCGGATCCGGAGACGTAGGGGGTGGGCGCGATCACCCTGATCAGGGCCAGGTACAGGTCCGGGGGTGCCTCCACGGTCTTGGAGAAGTAGGACATCAGGAGCTGGCTGGCACCCCAGATGGTGAGTTGACCCCCCATCAGATTCGTTCCCTGGTCACATCGGGGTATCTCGGCACGGCGAAGTCGGCCTTGGCCATCAGGCTGTGCGTCCAGATGTTGCTTCGGGAGTAGGTGGCATCAGCCAGCTGGCAACGCCAGTACTCCCGGTACTCATCGAAGGTCCACCGGATCCGGAAGTCGTACTGCTCGAACAGGTCCACCAGACCGAACAGGTTGTCGCTGACCTCGGTCTGGGTCTGACCGTAGACCCAGACGGAGATGTGCTCCTGGACCATGTCCGGGACCGCGTGGATCAGGTAGTTGCCACCCAGGATCGGAGACTCCGCAGTCACCTTGCGCCAGGTCTTAGCAGTGGAGTCCCGGGTCTGCTCCGCCCCGATCTTGTAGACCTCCTGGTCGTTGAGGTTGACCCACCTAGTGCCGTAGGAGATCTCTGCGGCCATGTAGTCCAGCCCGGTCTTGACTGCCGCAGTGTTCCTCATGCTGCCGATCCTGTCAGTGACGGGCGACTCAGGGCCATCACGCGCTGGCGTGCCTTCAGCTTTCCGATCAGCTCCTGGGGGTTGTTGGCCTGGACCGTGATCGCACCGGTGAAGTTGGTGGACCGGTCGATGGAGGTGTTGTAGACGTTCGTTCCTGCGCCCAGAGCCGGAGTGACGCCGCGCCCACCCATAGTCGAGGCCATCACATCTCTCATGAAGTTCGCGCCCCGGTCGTTCAGCGGGATCACTGCCTCCGGGCCGGCCTCACCCACCGTCATCTGCTGAGCGCCGCTGACGACCGCACCATCGGCTGCATACCGGCGGTAGAAAGCTTGCGCATCTCTTTGTCGCCCCGGCTGGATCGGTGGATCCGCGTGCCGCTCGTATTTCGTCTCGAACGCGATGGTGGCCGCAGGGACTGTCCGGGTAGCACGCAGGGCTGCACCCGCTGCGCCTTCTGGAGATGAGCCCCTACCAGACAGCTGTGCTGCCAGTGCGTTGACCTCGGTGGCCACTGTCGGTAGCTTCCCGTGCAGGTACGGGGTCAGCTTGCGACCGGGTGTCCACTGCACCAGCCCGTAGCCACCACTCCCGGCATCGCCTGGGTTCATCGAGTGGCCGCCGCCCTGGATGATGTGCGGGTCGAAGCCAGACTCGTGCAGCATGTTGCCCATGATTCCGGCGGTGTGGATCTTGTTGAACCCGACAGCTCGTAGCGCATCCCAGACACCCTTGGCATTGGCACTGAACCTGGCTCCCGACGGCAGACCGGCCAGACCGTATCCAGAATCGCCGCCAGGTGCTCCGTACTTCTCGATCAGCTTGCCGATCTTCTTCTTGGCCAGCCGGTTGATCACCTCCGAGATGTCACCTGGCCACAGTGGGTGCACGCCGTCCATCGCCTTGGCAGCACGCTCGGACTTCGGGTAGAGCGTCTTGAGAACGCTCTGGACGATCTGGCCCGTGGTCATTCCGCCACCACCGCCTCCAGCCCAGCTGCCGCCAGTACCCGCACGTCGGATGGCGCTCTGTCCACCACCGATCTCGAAGTGAAGGTGTGGACCGGATGAGTTACCCACAGAGCCTTCACGACCGATCATCTCGCCCCGGTCGACGTGCTGACCCGCTCGCACGTACAGCTTCGACATGTGCGCATAGAGAGTCTGCAGGTTCGCCGCCTGGTGGTTGATCATCGCGTAGTTACCGTAGGAGGTCAGTTGCCGAACCGCCCTGGTCACGATGCCGTCCAGGAACGCCCGCACGGGGGTGCCCGTGCCGCCGGGCGAGTTGATGTCCCAGGCCCTGTCCAGGGTGTCCGCCGCGTCCGAGGACCGCCTACCGGGGTGCCAGACACCACCTTGGGCGAAGGCAGGGCCCTGAAGGTAGGACCTGCCCGGAGCACCCCGCGCCTTCCGGTTCATATCATCGACAGCACCCTTGCCGCCGACAGCCTTGGTCCACTCCGGGACCATCACCGCCTCACCACCGGAGAGGTTCAGATCGCCAGCTGTCTTGGAGGTGAAGTGATGCACGTCTACGCCAGGGGTGTACCCCGGCAGCACACCACCAGCAGCCCTGTTCGCAGGGCTGATTGATCGAGGGCTGGCGGGTTGTCCACGGTTGCCATCTCCGCCGCCCTTCAGTGGGCTCGTGTACTTGAACCCGAAGACCTGGGAGAGCTCCTTCATCAGCGCTTCGGCCTCGGGCGTGGCCTCGTTCTTCAGGTTCCTGAAGGCCGCCAGGGCCTGCCGTGCCTGGGTCTGGGCTGCTCCGGTCAGCTTGTCCCCGGCCTGCACCAAGACATCAGTAATGCTGCCCAGCACCTCATCGGCCATGTGCCCCATGTCCTCGGCGGCCTGGTCCATGGTCCGCTTGTACTGCTTCTCCTGCCGATTCATGTTGGTGACGTAGTCCTCGGCCTGGTCCTCCATCATGATGTCGAAGTCTTCGTCCATCTCCTTCAGGCCGCGCCTGAAGTCCTGGCGGCCCTGCCGCATCGTGCGGCGCATGTCCATGGCAGCACGGTCCATCGACTGCCGGTGCGAGCGCACCATCTCTCGCCACTCCAGGCTGGAGGGGTCGGTGACCAGCTCCTTGGCCGCCTTCAGTCGCTGGGTACCGGCCACCTTGTTGAACTGCCGGATCATCTGTGGCGTGAGCTCGGTGACGAACCGGGACAGCTGCTGGGCGTTCTGAGGGTCATCCAGCTTCATCTGCTGGATGACGTTGGTCGAGACCCCCATCTTGCGGAGCTTGTCGAGGTTCGCTGCCTGCTCCTCCATCCGCTTGAGCTGGTCACCAGCATTGGACAGCAGCCAGTTCGCCGAGGAGGTGCGCTGTGCCTGCACCCGCTCGTAGATGTTGTAGACGCTCATCGCCTGCTGCTTGGTCATCACCTCAACCTGGTGGTTGAAGTCCTGCTCCTGCCGGCGACGCTGGAGGTTGAAGTCGTAGTGGGCCCGTCGCACGTTGCGGTAGTAGTCGGCCACTGCCCGAGCGCGGTTCCGGTTGAAGCTCTCCTCGGCACGTTCCCGACTCAGCTGGAAGTCGTACTCCTGGTAGGACCGCTGGATGCTGTAGTCCTGCTGTGCCCGGGCTCGATTTCGTTCGTAGGCCTGCTGGGCCAGGATCAGCTGCCGGAAGTAGGCGTCCTGGTCCTGGAACGCCTGGACCGTCATCTGCTTCGCCTGCTCGATATCCTCACGACCCTGAGGAGTCGTCGGCTTGATGCTCATCATCGACTTGCCGATGTCGATCTGTTGCTGGAAGGCACCTGCTCGACCCATACCGGGAGCCTGTGCGGTCAGCGACTGCTGTGCCTTCAGCGCGACCTGTCCCGCGATCTCGGAGTAACGGTTGTTGTCGTCCCGGATGTCCTGGGTGGCCTGCTTCATCTGCCGCAGGATCTCCAGGTTGGACAACCCGGATTCCTTCAGCGTGGTGAAGAGGTGGTTGGTCGCGTCGTAGAAGGCTCCGACATCACCCTGCAGCCGCACCGACTTCTTGACCTCATCGGAGCCCATCAGCGCTCGGCCACCCTGTGTGGTCGCGACCCGGTCCTCCACGGTCTCGCCCAGCGGTCGGTCCTCGATCTTCTCCATGAAGAGGTCGTACTGAGACTTGCCCTTGTCCTTCTGGGCACCAGGCAGGAGTGGGTTGTTGAACACGAAGCCTGTGGTCTTGCTAGCTTCGGCTAGATCCTTGAAGTCGACCTTGGCGTCATCCAGCATCTGTGCGCCCTCGGTGGACATGAACTCGTCCAGCTGCTTGAGCTGCTGCTGCGGGGTGCCTGTGATGTCGACGCCGCCAGTCTTGGCCAGCTCCCGCGCGGTTACCTCATACCTCTGGGCCTTGTCCTCTCGCTTGCGTGCCTCCCTCTCTCCCTCTTCCACATCAGAGGAGCCGACCGCACCCTCCAGCCAGTTCTTCACCGTGGAGGGAGCCTGCTTGAACTTCTCTAGTGACGGCGCGGCGTTCCAGAACTCGTCAACGCGCCTTCCTTCTGCGGTGGATCCGACACTCGCCTCGAACTTGTCCAGTTCCTCCCGGTGCTTCGCGGTGGCCTCGCGAAAATCGCTGAGCCCGGAGCCACTCTTCGCGACCTCAGCAGCCTGGTCGTCCAGGTTCTTCAGCGAGTCGGTGAGGCTGTCGTTGGCCCCGGATGCGTCCATGGCCAGTCCGGCAATAGTGCCGATCCCGGCCCCGACCGCAGTCCCTATACCGGGGGCGACCATCGAGCCGATCATCGCGCCGGTGCCGCCCAGCATCAGCGCCTGTGAGCCTGTCGCGCCGCCCGCGACCGTGGCAGCCATCCCGCCTGCCTGGCCGGCCATCCCGGAGGCCATGATTCCCTGGACGCCGGCTTTTCCTGCGCCGTAGAGACCGCCACCCATACCTGCTGTGAAGCCGCCGACAGCTCGGGTAAGACGACCGAAGCCCTTGGAGTTCTTGTCCGTCTCTGCGGTGTTGGTCCGCTTGGCGGCGATCTCGTCGCGTGCAGCTATCTCGGCCGCCTTGCCGGCGTCGATCCGCTGCTTCGTCTCTTCCTGGATCTGGCGGACGTTGTCCAGCTGCTGCTTGCGCTGAGCATTGGTGAGCATCGGGTCCGCTTCGATCCGGCCCACCTGAGACTTCTGAAGCTGATACTGCGCCTGAGCCAACCCGGTCTGGCCCATCGCCTTACTCAGGTTCTGCGTGTCCTTCAGGCTGGCCCACGGTGCCTGCCGGCCCAACCAGGTCGAGCGCTTCGTCGGATCGTCGTAGCGCATCTGGTCCCACAACGGGGTGGCGAAGGTCTCGATCCCCCGGCCCAGCCCGCCGGCCAGGTAGGAGAGCGGACCACGTCGTCTCTCCGAAGGAGACCAGTTCGGGTCGACCGCTTGCCGGGCCCGTATCCAGCCCTCGCGTGAGCCACTACCGATGCCGGCGAGAGGAGCTCCGATGGCCTGACCAGTGTTGTACAGGCCCCGCTGGAACCAGGTGCCTTGCTCAGCGATCTGGGCACCGCGAACACCCAGGGTGCCCCCACCCGCAGCCGCGAAACGACCATCAGCCCCTTGGACGATCCGTGACCCACCACGAAGGCCCTCCATGATTCCGCGTGAACCAGAGTTCCGCAGCAGCGTGAAGGCACCAGCGATCTTGAGCAGGGCCCCGGCGAAGAGCAGCATCGCTCCAGCTCCGCCGGCAAGGGGAGCGATGACCCGCATCACCATTCCGGTGAACTCGCCCAGCGGTCCTTCGGCGAGATTCTCGACAGCCTGAGTGGCCACGACCATCCCGCTGACGAAGGCGTTCATCGCCGGCATGAAGTAGCTGCCCATCGCCTCTGCGGTCTGCTTCAGGTTCTCCCGCAGATGGTCGTACTCGTCGTTCAGCGACTTCATGGAAGCCTCTGAGCCTCGCTGTGAGGAACCACTGGCCCGGGGATCATCGGCCATGCCGAGGGCCTCTCGGATACCGCCCTTCTCGTTGATCACAGCCTGGATTGCGCGCATCGACCGGGTGCCGTCCAGGCCCAGTCGTTCCAGCTCGGTAGCAGCCTGGGGACCCATCGCGGAGATGGACTCCATGATCCGAAGCAGCTGCTCACCGCCATCCATCGACTTGAACTGCTTGTTGGTGACCCCGATCAGGTTCGCGTAGTGCGCGATCTCCGGGGAGCCACTGGCCAGGGACTTGGAGATGTCACCGGTGACCTTGGTGAAGACCGTGGCAGCGCCCATGCCCTCTGATCCGGCTCGGGTGAAGGCGGTAGCGAACCCGGCTACCTGCTTCTCGTTCATACCGATGGAGCGACCCATCGGAGCCAGCTGGGCGGTGAAGTCAGCCAGTCCAGTCGCACTCATGTTGGTCTGAGAGGACAGGTAGGTGAAGGTATCGGCGTACTGGCGGGTGTTCTTGGAGTTGATCTCCGTGCCCATGATCTTCTGCAGGTTGGTCAGCGAGTTGGCCAGGCCCTCGCTGCTCTCCCCGGTGGCATGCGACATCTCCACGAAGACCTTGGAGAGCTCACCCAGGTCCCGGGACTGGCGTAGGCCAGTGACCTTGGACAGGGTCCCCACCAGCTTGGCTGCCTCAGCAGTGGTCGTACCAAACTCGCTGCGCAACCCTTTCACCGCACCGGTGTAGTCCTTCATGGTGCGGTTCTGCTGGTCACTGGTCCGGGACAAGATGGCCGACTGGGACTGCAGCCGGGACATCTGCTTCTCGTAGCTGGACAAGGCTGCGGTGGCTCCACCGATCAGGGCCACGTCGGCAGCAGTAAAGGTCAGCAGCTTCTTGCCGGCAGACTTCGAGAGCTGGTTGATCTTCTGACCGAGTGAGTCGATGGACTTCCCAAGCGCGTCGGTGGACTGGGCCGAACCCATCATCGCCTGGTCATACTGAGCGTTGTCAGTGGTCAGTACGACGTTGGCTTCCACCGGCTGGGAAGTCATGCTCGTCCTATTCCATTCTCATCTTGGCCCGCTTGCGCGCCTTGCTCGCCATCTGGGCTGTGAGTTGTGGGGTTGTCGGGATCAGTTTGACATTGGTACCCGGAAGTGACGAGCCCTGCTGGTCAGAGAACACAGACTTCTGGTAGCAACCCCTGCAGAACTCCTCGACTGCGGTGAAGGCGAACTTGTTGTCCTCCCACTCCCAGTCGGCTGTTCCGCACATCTGGCAGCGAGCAGCGGACTCCAGTGAGAAGGCCAAGGTCTTCGACCGGTCCTCGGCATCCCATTCCAAGAACTCCGAGTGTGGGATGCCCTTCTCGTGGCAGTAGGACATCTCCAGGTAGAAGTTGGTGTCCCTCCTCAGTCTCTGCCGTTGAAAGGGATGTCCAGGCCTCGGTTGTTCAGCTCGACCGCCTCCCGGAACAGGACCATCACATCCCCGCGCGACCAGTCCTCGGAGTTCCAGATCTTCTTGGCCTCCTCAACACTGATCTCCGGCTCGATGGAGCAGGCTGAAATGAGCGCCGGCGCGAAGCTATCCATGTCGAAGGAGGCACCCTCGGCGCGCTGGTCGGGCTTGGGCGGGTGCTTGGCCACCATCTTGTCGTAGGCACGCATGCCGATCGCCTGATACTTCAAGGTGACCTCGTTGGTCCCGCCGTTCCCATCGGAGAGGAACAGGGAGAACTCGGTAGTGCTGCGAGGCTTGTTGACCAGTTCGTCGAGCGTGGCCCGCTTGGTGGTCTCAGACTGCTTCTGCCGTGCTTCTACGGTCTTCGCTGCGGAGGGCATCTGTCACTTCCTGGAGGGAGGATGGGATGTATCAGATGCTATCCCCGCAGCGACGCCTCAGGCAGCAATCACCGCGTCTTCAGCGGGTTCGACGTTCACCGCACAGGAGGCGGTGAAGGTGAGCACCGTGTTCGAGGTCATGTTGGCCATCGTCCGCGAGGTGACCATCACCTCCCAGGCCTCCACGTCGTCGCCGGCGATCGGAAGGTTGTCAGCACCACTGCCGCCGTACCGAGCGATGATGAACGTCCCGCGAGTACCGCGTGGCAGCGTCTCCCAGGCCTCGTCATCCTCGTCGTCACGGTAGAAGTCGGCATCGAAGGTCGCGGCCGAGGTACCAGCGGTGCTGGTCTCGAACAGCGAGTCGAAGGACGGGGTGGGCACCGTGTTGCCTCGTGCCGAAGCGTTGAGGCTGATGCAGAACCCGGTCAGGTCGATGCAGGCAGCAATCTGGGCCGCCGTCGGCGCAGCCAGGTTGGTGATCGAAGCCGTGGTGAAACCAATCCAGGTGTTCTCGTTCGGGATGATCCGGGCCATTGGTCAGCCTTCCTTGGTCTTGCCCTCGGCCGGTGCCTGCTGGTTTCCGGCAGCCGGTTCAGGTCCGGTGGAGCTTGGTTCGTTACTTCCATCATCTTCAGCCGTCCAGCCGTGGCGCTCCCACGCCTTGACCGACGATGGCAGCACGTAACCCTCCTGGTCGTCCTTGGTGATCTTGACTTCCCTGCTTCGTGGCATGTCAGTTTCCCTTCGTGATCCAGATCTCGAATGAGTCTGCTTGAGTGAAATAGTCCGGATAGGCGGATCCGATCCGGGTGGTGTTGCCGATGGCGGTGCAGGTGGTCTTCTGGATCCGCCACTTGCCGGTCGGAGTATCGACGGACTCCCGGTTGATGTTCGTCAGGTTCATTCGCATCCGGTCAGCCAGCGCCTCGGTCTGCTTGCGAGACAGGCCGGCGTAGAAGACGTTGTAGCTCAGTCGCCACTCCGTCTGGGTGTCCCCCAGTGCTCCTGAGGGGGTCTGTAGCGTCGATGCCCCGGGCGTCAGTGTGACCCAAGGGGTGAAGGTGACCCCAGGTGTGTTCGGCTCTCCAGACCAGCCGTAGGCCACATTTGGTGATGCTTTGGCGCCCACCGGGAACCCCTCGGTCTCCAACTCGGCCAGCAGCCGGTTGGTGATCGGTCCTCGGGAGATGGAACTAGGCGGCATTGTTCTTGATCACCTTCACATTCGCTTCTGCAGCCATCGTCCCCAGACTGTCCACCCACGCCTTGAAGGCCGGAGCCACGTAGGGCTGCGGCTTGGTGCCGGGGTGGCTCACCTTCCTGGTGAACACCTTGCGACCCCCGATGTTGAAGACCAGCACCCCGCCTTGCTTCCTCGGACGGATCTCGTGCGGCCTGGTCCCGAACTCCACGTAGCCGGCATAGGGAGCCTGCTTCTCGTTCGGTCCGATGATCACTTTGTTGGAATGGACCTGCACACCCAGGGACTGGCGCAGGTTGCCGGACCGCACTGGGACTCGGGCTTCCATCTCGGCCAGGATGTGGTTGGCACTCTGCACCAGCACCTGCTGAGTGGTCAGTTCAGACTGATTCGCAGTCTCGCGCAGCGCGTCCGCCAGCTTGCTGATGTTGGCCGTTCCGAGGACCGGCATCACATCACCCCGGTGACCTCGAAGCGCCGAGTGGCCCGGAGCTCACCGGCCTTGGCCACGGTCTGGATCTCGAAGCGCTCTCCGACCATCTGGGAGTCCTGGGGAGCAGAGGTGATCACCACCTCGTCGTATCGCCTGATGATCGCTGGTTCGTCCCAAGGGATGGACAGGTTGGTCGCCTGTTGGTACACATCGGTGTCCCCGACCACGATCGAGCTGGCGCTGGAGAGCTCCCAGATCCGGCAGATCCCGTCGTAGATCAGCTCCTTCACACCGCCCACGGTGTAGATCAGGGTGTCCTCGTCATAGGCATCGGGCTTGGCTCCCCGATAGATCTGACAGGTGTACTCCATCACCGCCGTCGCGCGGCTGCGCACGTAACGCCGGGCGTACCCCGTGATCGGACTGTGCACCTGGGTGCTCACGGCTACTCGTTCCTCGCGTGGATGACCTCGTTCAGCCGGTCGACGATCTCGTTGATCTTGTTCGTGTTCGCCGTGGGGTTCGCGTTGTCAGCGAGATGCTCGATCGGGTCACCCTCGACGTAGACCGGATCCGACCCGATGTTGGGGATGCTGTCCTGGGACAGTGACAGGGCCAGCTTGTGCGGCACCCTGGCCGAACGCAGCGCGTTGTACTTCTCTCGGCTGTAGGTCATGGCTCGACCACCCTCTCGTAGTCCGGGACCTTCCAGTTCCCAACCTCCTGGTCGGGCGGGTAGATGCCACCGAACTCCTGCTGACCAGCCTCCACGAAGTCATGGATGCCCTTGCCGAAGGCGAACGGCTTGGTGTTCGGCTCCAGCGGCTCGTTCGGGGAGAGGCCACCCATGTCCGGGAAGCCGCCGACGTTGTGCATCTTGTGCCGTTCCCGCAGGGACGCCGCCAGCGCCCGGTACTGGTCTCCCACCGGACCAAGGCTGATGGACACTCCATCGGCACTGTAGGACGCCTCACGCGCGTACCGAGCGGCGATGGTCTCCGCAGCGAAGGAGGCGATCATCTGGTCGGAGTGCCAGATGTCACCCCACTCAGTGATGTGCCAGCTGATCTCCTCGTCCGAGAGCAGCCATTCCCCGGCCCCATCCGGGTCGGTGTCCTGAAGCAGGTAGCGGATGGTGTCCTTCCGGGTGACACCGGGTCCGTCGTAGACGTACGTCATGGCCATCAGGATGACCTCCGCTTCGGTTCCTTCTGCTTCAGGTGGTGATACGCGGCTGCTCCGCCCCCTCCCACCAGAGCGGAGCCGGTGACCCCAGGGTGGTTCTGCATGAACGCGCCAGTTCCAGTGATACCTCGACCAGCAGCGCGACCCGTGCCGGCGATCGAGACGGGAGTCTCGGTGGCGTTCTTCAGCTTCCTGGTGACGGCTTCGGTCCGGGTGCCCTTGCCAGTGCCCTGGCCCTGAGTGCGTATCTGGGCACGGGTCAGCTTCCTGGGTCGCTTGGCCCAGCTCAGCTTGAGGCCCTTGGAGATGTCTCCATGGTCGACCCCGAACGCGCTGTACATCAGTACTGCCTACGGCGGTTCCCCATGGCGTACCCACCGCCACCGACGGCACCAGCTGTACCGCCGGCGGCGAGCCCGCCAGTGAGTCCGGGCCGCTTCATGGCGAAGTTACTAGCCTGCTTCAGACCACGACCGGCCTGAACCTGGCCCCTACCCAGAACTCCACGAGCCCCGCCCGCACCGACGTTGGGCCGGGCCATCTTGCCGGCTCCGGCCGCACCCTTGCGCGCGCCCATCCCGATGTTCTGACCGAGCTTGCGCAGGCCACCGCCCAACGCGCCACCGCCGCCCATGCCGAAAGCCTTCTCAACATCCTCGAAGCCGTGGTCGACTCCGAATGCACTGGTCGTCATCACACCTCCAAGATTCCCTTGCGGTTCTTGCCGCCGCGCTCATCTTCGAGAATGCGCTCTCGCTCCTCTGGATGGACAGCCAGGTACTCGTTGACCTCGACCACCGTGTGGTAGCTGGGGTCGTACTGGTCCTTGTGGGCCGCCACGGCGGGCTCATCGAAGGGCAGCTCGGGCTGACCATCGTCGTCTGGCACGTCCGGAGAGTTCGGACGGACCAGCTTCTCGATGCTGACCACCTCTTCGGAGTCCGGCTCGTGGTGCATCCGCAGCTGGACCCGGTCATGGAACAGCCGGGCCAGCACCTCGTCCTTGGGGCGGATCTCCTTGTGCCAGTGCCGGATGAACTTCTTGTCCTCGATGTCGTCGACCACCGGGATCACGAACCGGGCTCGGACGAACACCTCGATGTCTCGGGCTTCCTCCTGCGGGAAGTCGTCACCTGTCTGGTAGTCCTTGCCGCGCGAGGTGAACGGCTTGCAGACCACGAAGGAGATCTTGTCGTTGGCGAGCAGTTGACTGGGCATCTACTTCGTCCACCCCTCGCGCTTGGCCTTCCCGCGTGCTGATGCGTTGCCGAGGACGCCGCCCCCGACACTGCCAGCTGCGCCGCCAGCCAGGATCCCAGTTGGCCGACCCCGAGCAGCAGCCAATCCAGCTAGACCGCCAACCGTCTGGCCAGCGAGCTCGCCACCTGCAGTACGCAGCATTCCCGAAGTTGCCGCCTGACTCTTGTACTTCTTCTTGGCTCGCTTGGATCCAGCAACACCACCAGCGCCACCAGCAACGAGAGTGGATGCGAACTTGGAGACTGTCGTCGTGGAGATCTCTCCGTGGTCTACACCGAACGCTGATTCCATCCTTGGCTCCTATTGAAAGATGGGCTGCAGGAGGTTAACCCACAGCCCACCTCAGATCGTGTGATCAGGCCACAGCGTTGGACAGGAAGATGCCCATGTCCCGCGCCACGACGCGCATGTCGTAGGTCATTTCTCCCTCGATGCGGTCCGCAGCGATCGGCTCCATCCGGAAGTTCTTGATCCGGATCCCGAACTTGTTGCCAGCCAGGTATCCGTTCCAGGTGAAGCAATAGCCAGCGGCCGGCGTCATCAGCGACGGCGAGCTCGGGGTGTAGCAGAGCAGCGCCGACTTGGAGTTGGACATGAACCGGTACGTCGCCGCAGCGTCCTGAGCCTTGGCGTCGTTGATCTCGGCCACGTCGGTCACCGTCGCGTAGCTGACCAGGATCCGCTCGACATCGAACAGGCTGGCGAGCAGATCGGTGGTCACCACACCACGCTGGGTGTACTTGATCCGGTCAATGATGTCCGGGTGGTTCTTCAGCTGGGTGATCGCTCGCGCTCCGAGGACCATCGTGTTGGCCTTGCGACCAGACTGCTCCACGAAGTTGGTCTGCAAGTCCGAGAACTGCACGATCGGGTCTGAGTTCGGGTCGCTCCACTGCAGGAACTGACCAGCACCTACAGTCCCGGTGACTCCGGCGAGGTCGGTACCCCACTGGCCGGTCTTGAAGAACTTGTCGTTCCAGTCCAGGTCACGGCGCAGCAGGAGCTGGTTCGTGACGAAGGTGGTGGCGTCCGAGTCCAGCCGCCAGTTGCTGTCGGCGTTGGCCCGCACCTGGTCGTCGATGTCCTTGTGGACACCCCAGACCTCGGCGAAGTACTGCCCCGTGTCGACCTTCCAGCCAACACCAGCAGTCTCGGTACCGGGCGCACGCTTCTGCGCGTCGGTACGACGCCAATCGGACTTCGAGTACTTCCAGTACAGGTCGCTCTGCTTGTTGACCGGAACTCTCGGGAACACCTTGTCCGCGATGAACGTCGCCTTGTCCTGCATGTACGCGACGCTGACGTTGGTCAGCGGAACGTTGACGTGGAGATCGCTCTGAGTGGGGTTCGGCATGTCTTGACTCCTCTCAGATCGTCAGGAGAACAACGGCGAGTTCTCCAGCGGTAGCAGTGGTGTTGAGCGCGATCCCGACAGTGGGACCAGCTCCGGTCTTCGCGGCTTGGCCATCGGCACTGACCTTGATCGGGTCACCAGCGGTGAGCGCCACGTCGGAGACGACCTTGGTCACTCCGTGGTAGCCGACCGTGGCAGCCTGGCCTGGACCTTGAGGCTTGTTCTGCAGCACCCCGACCACCGTAGTGGCGGCAGCGTCGGCGAGACCTACCTGGTGGACCCCAGTCACCTTCACGAAGTGATACTGCTTCGCTCCGTGAGGATCGGGGGAGCCCGGCTGGCCCGGCACGCCCGTGTAGATGCCCAGAGACGCATCCGCGTTCAGCGTGATGGATCTGAGGCTCTCTTCGTATGCCATCGAGCTTCCCTACCTTTCCTACTGGTTCCGCTGCGCGGCCAGGTACTCGTCGTAGGCATCCGGGTTGTCGTCGAACACCTTGTTGATGGCCGTGACCTCAGTGAAGTCCTCGGCCTTGCCGAATGTGTCGTAGGCGTGCTGCGCGACCTGGGAGTAGACATCGGCGTTGTCGCCGCCACCCTGGTAGCCGACCTCTTCGTAGATGATCTCGCCGGCCGTCTCCAGGCACTTGGCGATCACCGAGCAGTCGTCATAGCTCATCTGCTCGGCCATCCGGTAGAGCACCGGACCAAGCTCAGCTGCGTCGACCGGGAGGTTGTACTCGGCGGCCTTGGAGATGTACTCCCGAGTGAGCCGAAGGTCGCGCTCAGCCTGGGCCGCCTTGGCGACCTCACTGAACTGGGACTCGATCTGCTCGACCCGACCCAGCGCCTTGGCGATCACCTGGTCGCGATCCTCATCGGAGAACGCCTTGGAGAGCTCCTCCATCACCGATGCAGTGAACGAGCCCTGCTGAGGCTTGTTCTCGAAGAAGGCGGACTGTTCCGGTGCCCGCTTGCCGACTCCGGCAAGCTCTGGCTGAGACTCTTCTTCGTGCACTTCGTACTCTTCGGTGTCGCCGTCTTCGACGTACTCATAGGCATTGCCCTGGTCGTCGAACACAACATCACCGAACTCAAGGTCCTGCTCATCGAGGGGCTGTCCCTCCTGGTTGAAAAGCTTGGGCATCTCATCCTCCTCGGGAGCCCTCTTCGCGATGACGAACCGCGAGAGCTGGTTCGCTGCCTTGTCGACCGTGGAGATCTCATCGATATCCATGTCGGTCAAGTTCATCCTTGGACGTGGCATTTCATCTACCTCTAGTTCTCAGTCTCACGGTGCTGTCCACTCATGCGTGGTTGATTCCGAACGCGCTGGCCGAGTCACGCTTCGCATATGGCTGCCAGGAGCCCTTCTCCTTGCGCTTCAGCGCCCGATGAGTGCCGGCAGCAGCGGCCACCGCACCCACTCCAAGGGCAGTTCGACCACCATGCTTGCCAGCAGCCTTCAGCGCCTTCGTCGGGATCGCCTTCTCCTCGATCACGTGCGCCTTCTTGGAACCCCTTCTGCCGGCCACCTTCGGCACCCGGCGGGTGGTCCCATGGGCGTCAACCGTCCTGGTCTCCATGAGGCCCATCGAGACTGGCTTGATCTTGCCAGCCGCGTGTGCGGCCTTCATCCCGTGATGTCCGGCATAGGCACCACCGGCACCCGCCCCGACCAGGGCAGCGCCCTGGTATCCCTTGGTCCGCTTCTTCCGAGCGGTCTCGGAGTCGAAGTTCCCGGCCGATGGCTGCCAGGCCTTGCTGACTGGCACCTCGATCTCGGTGAGTCGGACGGGACGGCCGACCTCACCGTAGTAGCCCATCTCCATCGGCTCGTCCTCTCTCTTCTTGATCCGTGACGGTGGTTGGCCGACCACCGCTGGCTTCTGTCGCTTCTTGGACTCCGCGCGGGTATAGGAGGCGAAGTTGAACGCCGAGGCTCCACCGATACCAGCCCCGGTGGCCAGCACTGGGGTGACCGCGCCCTTGATCCGGTCCCGGTTCGGGTCCTTGGGCGGCGGGGCAGCCAGTCGCGACTTCAGCTGTGGGATCTTGCGCAGGGTGTTCCGACCGCCCCTGCTGGCCACCATGGTGCCGCCGAGCGCAGTCAGTCCGAGCACGCCGCCAGCCTGGGAGGCCCCGGCCTGGAGCTTCTTGCGATGCCTGATCTCGGTGTCGCTCATTGCTCGCGCCATCTCAGTCCTTCTTCCGGTTCAGGTGGTGAGCAGTTCCCAGGAGAGCTGCTCCTGCGGTAACTGTCGCACCTTGCTTGGTACGCAGCGCTGCCTTGGTCGGACCGGAGGCAGCTCGGACGGTGGTCAGCTCCTTGCGGCCGGATCGAGTCGGAGAGGCGTTGGCGATGGCGTGGTAGGCCTTGCCTGGCTTGCTCGGCTTGCCCAGAGATGTGAAGTCCCCACGGTTCATCCGACGCTGGTGCACCCGCTGTTGTCCCACATGGATGGCATTTCGGGTGACGCTGACTGCTGGCCGCTCACCACCCTCGATCACCTTGACCGGGATGGACTTGTCCCCGCGCGCGATCCGTGCGGTGGCACGGTGGTTGCCGTCCCAGGGGATCACCTGGCCGCCCTTGTATCTGATCACCTTGGTTGGGCCCTGAGCGTTCTTCGGCAGCTTGTGTGCCATCCCCTGGATGGCCCGTCGGTTGCCTGGCCGGTAGCCGGGACTGACGATCTTCTTGGCCTCGGCTGACCTGATCCTTGGTCCCGACTTGGTCTCGTGGATCTTCACCTTGGCTCCCGAGCGCCGAACCGGGGTGGTGGCCAGTACGCCTCCGCCCGCCACCCCGGCAGCTCCAGCGGCCGTGTCTCGGCGTCGCTGATCCTTGCGAATCAGACCCAAGGCCACCTTGGCCCCGTACTTGTGCCGACTGGACTTGATCTGATCCTCGATCACACCGTGCGGGCGCTTAGTGGTGTTGGCCTTCCGCGAGCTTGGCTTGTATGCCTTCACGTGCTGGTTGATCTTCTTCTCAGACAGATTCGTGTTCTGCCTCAGCCGGCGCTGCTGGTACCTGCCCTGGAGTCGACGGACCGCTTCCTCACCAGCGGGACGAACCGGACGGTGATGCGGAGAGTCCTCGATCTTGATGGTGGTCTTCCTGCCCTTCATCGCGTTTGCCATCACCGAGTGGGCGTTGTCACGCTGGATGACGCCCTTGTCACCTTTGTATCGAGTGATCGGCACCGGCGAGTAAGGCGCGGGACGTTCCTGAGCCATCGCGGCCACGTACGGAGTCTGCTGCTTCCTGGCTCCGAGCTTGCGGGGGCGCTTGCCCAGCATCGCGGTGTCCACCTCGTGCACCCCAGCTGGCAGTGTGTGCAGGTAGGCCCGGGTCTTCTTGTTGTAGTGCGAGTGCTCGGGCACCCGGACCTGGGAGGCAGCCGCAGCCCCACCGACTCCTACGGCGGTACCGGCAGCGGCTTGCTTCTTCTGCTGGTCGTCCAGTTTCGAGACCTCGCCCCCGTGGTCCACGCCGAATGCGCTGATCATCGGATCACGCCGGCGTGCGCCGACCCTGCCCGTGGATCGAGAACCCGGTCCGCTCGCCCGACTTCACCTTGGACCAGACATCGGGGTCGTTGACCTTGAACCCCACCCACCAGCCGGTGGGCACCGATTCCGGCAGACCCATGGCCTCACGCTTCTCGGGTGTGACGATGAAGCTCTCGATCATCTCCGACTTCTGGATCGGCTCCCACTCATCACGCAGGTGCATGTCCCCGCCCTTGCGAGACTTCTGCACATAGGAGTAGGCGGCCTTCTCCATCTCATCGGCGGAGATGTAGTCACCCTGCAGGTCCACCACCGGCTCGCCGTTGACCTCGATCACCGAGGCCCAGCCGAAGAGTTGCTGCTTGTCGGAGTCCGCCTTGGCGATCTCGCCCTCCCAGACCACCTCGACCTGGTCTGTGGGCGATTCTGACTTCTTCACCTCGTTGGTGGTCTTCACCTTGTCCGGCAGTCGGCGCAGCGCGCCTCCGGTCTTCTTGGTGTACTCCAGACCCTTGCGCCGCTTGTTCGGGTCCAGTACAGCCTTGGTAGCGTTCCGCTTGCTCGGTGCCTTGTCTGAAGCGTTGTTGAGCAGTTCACCCAGGTTCTTCTTGACCAATGAGCCTTGCTTCTTCTTGGTGTCCCCGTGCAGGATCTTGGTGGCCGCGATCTCACCGGTCAGACCAGCTATCTCCAGTGGAACCAGTCCAGTGGCCAGCTTCTCGTGACTGACGGCAGTCTTGAGTGCCTTCTTCTTCCCACCAGCGAGTTGGCCGGCCTTCTGCAGGCCACGAGCGGTCTTGTAGCCACGCCTGACGTTGTGTCCCCCGAGCGCCAGACCAGCACCACCAGCAGCCGCACCTACTGCGCTCAGGCCGGCGGTGATCTTCCGCTTCTTCTGATCCGACATCCCGCCATGGGAACCCACATCGGACTGGGCCGGGTTCATCTTGCTGATCAGCTGGTCCCCGCCCCCACCGAACAGCAGATCAGCCACCTCACGGAACGTGTCGTCGGTGGCCAGCAGCTCATGCACTGTGCTCATAGCTCCATCGTCCTCATCTGCGCTACTCGTCCTTGGGCAGTTCCACGGATCCCTCCGGGTCCATCATGAAGCTGGTGGCGTCGTAGAAGTGATCAGCCTTGGTCCGCTTCACTGTCTCCGGGCGGAGCACGTAGTCGCCATCGACACTGAACTCCCGGTGCCTGCTGTTCGCGCTACCGCTGATGTCGTTCACTTCACTATCAGTCGCAATCTGGTCAATCCCGGCCACATAGACCTCGTAGTCCGAGGATCGTTGCGCAAAGTAAGTGTGACCTAGATGGCGATAGGACATCTGGTCTGTTCCCCAGGCCTCGCCCTTCTCGTTGTACCAAGTGACCACAGTCCCCTCCCGGTCCCCCCAGTCGAGCTGAGCACCTTCATCTTCCAGGTCTTCAGGATCGAAGTCATCGTGGTGATGCGAGGTAGCGCTCCGCCCGTACCAGTCAGCAATCGCCTCGATGTCCTTGGGCCTCATCTTGGCGTAGAGCATCTCCCCGGTCTTCGGGTCCTCCATCTTGACCGTCCGCCCACGATCCTTAGCGAGCTGGTCGATCATGTCGTCCACCTTGCGATCGACGATTTCCTTCTTCAGCTCGCCAGCCTCCTGGGCCGCGCCGATCGCGTCGGTATGGAAGGTGACGCCGTGGTTGAAACGGATCCGGTCGATCTCTCCGTCTCCAAGTAGTTCGTTCTGGATCACGGCGAACGCCGGCTGCCCGACAGGGATGGTCGGAGTCTTCATCCGCTGCTTCGGCTTGGTCTCCAGCCTGGACTTGGCTCTTAGTTCTACCGCCACGTCAGCGGCGAAGTTGATCATCGGCTCGACATCAGCGATCTGTGCTTTTGCCTCCTCCCGGAAGGTCTTCACCTCCAGTGGGCTGCCCCAGACCGAGGTGAACCCCCGCCGCTTCGGCTGGGCTGAGATCAGCTGGAAGAACTGCTCGTCGATCTCGGGATCAGGCTCGGCATCGGCGTAGGTGAGGTGTCGTACCGGCTTGATCAAGCTCGGCTGGGACACCAGCCGCTTGAACTCCTCATCCACATCGATGGTCTTGGTCCGGGCCTTGGTACCGAACCGACCTGACTCCGTGCGTGGGTGCAGCTCGTTGAACTCCGCCAGGGCAGTGCCGGCCAGGTCCTTCCTGACTATCCCGAAGGCGGACTTGGAGAACCGGTTCTCGATCAGCCGGATATAGCAGCGGCAGTTCGGGTGCACACCGGGAGTCCAGAACTCTCCCTTGGGGGTGCGGAACTGCTCATTGACTCCGACCTTCTTCCCGTTCAGCGGACCGCAGACCTTGCACACCTTCTCGTCCTTGGCGGTGATCCAGATCTTTTGGGCCTTCTTCGACAGCCGGCCCTTGTCCTGGAGCCACATCCAGGCGTACTGCTTCGCCTGCTCCTCGATGTTGTGCTCCTCCTGAGCACTCAGCTTCTTGGCCCTGGAGGTGAAGGCTCGGTCGATGTAGGCCCGGGCCCTGGCCTTCAGTGCGAATGGGGACGCCGACTTCACTGGAGTATCGAGCTGCTGGGAAGCAATGAACGCCTGCACCTGCCGTGGAGTCAGACCCCAGGCATCCATCAACTTCCCAGCAGCAGCCTTGGCCGGCAATCGCCGGTTGACCAGGGTGTTGAACCCCTCGGCCATAGCCTCGCGGGAGGATCCGTAGAAGTACAGCCCCACCTTCTCCGCATGCTTGTCAGCCAGTGCGTAGATCACACTCAGCGGTACGTCACCGGCATCAGCTGAGCGGTATGCCCGGATATAGGCATCGGCCATCATCGGGGCGGACACCTTCCGGAACGCCGGGAAGATGCCCTGCCAGGCCAGGTCCATGATGGTCAGCAGCTGGGCTTGAGTGGGTTGTGCGATCCCCTTGATCTCGGCGTGCATCTGGTCGACCATCCGAGCCCGGACGATGGCCAGCGCGGCCTCCATCGCCTCGGCCGGGGATCCGAGGAATGCCCCGGTCTTGGGCAGATCCCCAGGCCGCAGATCAGTCGGGTGGAACCCGAGCTCGACGAACGGCGCAATGGTCACGAGTAGCCCGCTTGCGCATATAGCTTCGTCCGAGTCTTGTCAGGCAGCTCTTCGAGCCACTTGGTGTGCTCATTGAATCCCTTCGCCGGATGAGACCCCTTCATCCCTTCCTTGAACATGTACAGCGCATCATGTTCTTCTTGACTCTCCGGATTCAAGATGAGTTGCTCGGCAGCCTTCAGGTACTTCCGACGAGCGTCCTCGACCAACCTCTCGTCGTCTGGGTCGAGCTCCACGAACCGACCACTACTGTCACCACCACCTTGCGGAGGTTGGACCCTGGCTCCACTAGGAGCTTGTCCACCAGGTCGGGGAGGAGTGGGCCGTCCGAAGCCACCGACTCCACCGACAGGTCCGCCACCCGTGGTTCCACCACCACTCTTTGACTTCAGGTGGTGCATCCGGTGGATGTTCTCCAAGTGCTTGGCGGCACCAGCGTCGTCGCGGAAGAAGTTGCTGGCGAAGGCAGATCCAGAGTTCTGGAACTGCGAGCCCAGTGCGTCCTGGGCTGCCGTGCCCTGCAGCTTCGCAGTCTTCATCGCCTCGCGCACGTTCTTGGACAGCTCGAACTCCTCGCGGAGTTCACGGCCGTTGAGCGCGGACAGTGGTCGACCGAACTTCAGTGAGGTGTCCTCACCATCCAGTCGCTTGACCTCAATATCAACCGCACCGGGCAACGGGCTGGCCCGGTAGGCATCCCGCTCGTTGTCACCAGTGAACTTGTACGGGCCCTCCGTCGGCCAGGTGTTTGCGTGCTCAGGGGAGTAGGGCTTACCACCACCGGTGCGCTTGCGGGCGGTCTGGTAGGCCTGCCACGGCCGTGAGGCTCCGGCCTCATCGAAGTCGGCCGCTCCGATCTGGCTGACGGTGGTGTCGAACTTCTTCCGGTTCGCATCGTTGCCCAGGTACTCCCGCATCTGATCCTCGGAGTGATACCACCATTCCGGGGTGGAGATACCCGTGGGCGGCTTGTGCACCTTGACTGCCTGCTGCAGGGCCACTGCGGAGCTGATCACACCTTCCTTGGCCTGGTTCGCCTGGAGGGCCTCAATCGCAGCGTCCCGAGTCCGCTCACGATCCGAACGCAGGCCTACACTCGCACCGCCGCCAGAAGAGCCGGTGGAAGAAGTGACGTTGGTGGGCTTGAACTTCCCCTTCTCACGCGGGTGCCCGTGCGGCTCCGGCGTACCCGGCAGACCACGCTGGTAATCGGAGTAGGCCGCAGAGAACTTGCCGCTCTCCTCCTTGCGAGTGCCGAACCAGCCAGCCTGGGCCGAGGTGGGTCGATTCCGGCCGGGCTCCACGTAGCCCATGTCCATCTCGTGCTCCTGGATCTCACCCTCCAGGTTCTCTGCGGTCGGGTGCGACTGGGCGTCGATGTAGTAGGGGAACTGCTCGCGCAAGGAGTCCAGGGCAGCCTCGTAGCCGACCCCGTTCAGCCGGAAGTGGATCTCCTTGAGATCGCGCAGCTCACTATGGATTTGCTTGCGGTAGTCGGCCACGTCCTGTGCACTGACCAGGCCTCGCTTCTGCTGCTCCTCGAACTGGCTGATGCTGGCCTCGGCCCGATCCATGTCCCGACCGTTGACCTGAGGGTTGGCCTTGAACTCCCTCTCCCGAGCATCGATCTCGGCCCGAACCAGACGCGGTGAAGCAGTGGGCCCGTACTCGGCCTTGACCTCTTCCTCGATCATCTTGCGCCAACGCATCGGCACGGGGGCCCGCTCTACCTGCTCAGACTGCACCGCATCCAGGACCTGCTCGTAGCGCCTGGTCATCCGCCGAGCCTTGTCGTTGTGCCGCCGACCACCCCGGAAGTCCGGCTTGAACTCCATCGTGAACGTTCCCGAGCGGGATACCACGGTCACCCGGCGGGCTCCGCTGATCAGCCCGGTGTACACATCCTCGGCGGTCAGCCCACCCACCGAGCGGTTCCGGATGTACTCCCCGCCCTTGAGTCCCTTGAGGTTCTTCAGGTTGAACGGCAGGTAGTGGTCATCGCCATAGCCCACGGCCTGGGTGACGATCTGGCCCTCGGAGTTGATGATCACACCCTCGGAAGGCGGCGTGTTCCCTGATGCCAGCTGGAGCTTGTAGTACTTCTTGGAGGGCAGCTCGTCCATCAGGTAGCGCTGTACTGCCACCCGGCCCAACTCCCGCTCACGCCAATCCGGTGCACGACCGGCAGCAGCCTCTCGCTCCCGGACCATCTGGGTGATCGCCGGCGTGACTCCGGGCTGAGCCATAGGCCGCGAAGATCCCTTGCCACGTACTCCGGTCTCAGACCCGAACGGCTGCTTCTTGGCTCCGCGCGCAGTCCTGATCCGGTTCTCAGCCTGTTCCTCGAAGGGGTTGAGCCCGCCCTGGCGCTTGTTCTGATCGATAGCCCGGGAGTACATACCGATCAGCCGCTCGTCGGGAGTCCGCTCCGTGCCCCGGTACCGGTAGGCGGTCTTCCTGGCACTGGGCCCGAGCACCTCTTCGGCCTGAGGTCCGTACTGTCCGACGATCGAGGCCATCTTGCCGGCCAGTTGAACCTTGCTGCCATCAGGCCCCAGCTCCTGGGCCACCGTCCCCAAAGTGTGCGTGCGCTGGTAGAGCCGAGCATTCTGGTTCTGCCCGTTATCGTCGGTGAGCCAGGAGGCCTTCCACTCGTCACTCTTCTCCCCAGCGGTGTTGAAGGCCTTCACCTGATCAGCAGACATGGTCTTGCCGGCTGCTCCAGCCAGGCTGAACGCCGCCCCGCCCACGGACAGGGTGGTTGGCTTCGCCTCGGCAGCTACCGCCCAGACGTTCTCTTCCAGCATGGTGGTCATGGGCTTGGTGCTGGTGGCCTTCTCTGCCCAGGTCTCTCCGGTCGCCTCGTTCCGGAAGTGGACCAAGGTCTCGTTGTCGCCATCGGTGGCAGCATTCACCGCGCCCAGGAAGTCGGCTATCTGCAGGTACTGGTGCTGGTAGCGGGCCTTCTCCTTGGGACTCATTTTGTTCTTGTACCTATCACCGGTGATACCTGCGATCCCCAGCGTCTTCGCAGTCTTGTCTGGCATCGGCTTCTTCAGCGGCGTGGACCTGAACTTGGTCCGGAACCGACCCGAGGAGGGGTCGCGCTTGATCTTGCGCTCGAACTCCCAGTCCGGGATGTCGTCATCAGCCTTGCTGATCATCGAGTCGATCATGGCCAGCGCCTGGGCGTACGGCTGAGGATTCTCCATGCCCTTGCTGACCGCCCGCAGGGTGGCCTTCTTCAGATCAGTCAGTCGCTTGGCCACCACCTCGTCCAGGTGCTTCTGCAGGGTGACCCGGTTCTCCTCCACCTCCCGCTCCAGGAGGTCCGAGGCGACGATGTAGCAGAACACCGCAGCGGTGTCGTCGTCCATCTTCATGATCAGGTCGAAGGTCTTCTGGGCCGCCTCCTGGTTGAAGAAGGGGTCATCGCTGACCGGGGCCAGCATCTTCTTGATCTGACCCTTCTTCTTCTTCTTGCGCCGGCGCTCCTGGTACCACTCAGTCTTCTGCACTGGAGGAATCTGGTTGGCCGCAGCACCACCGAGCACGCTGGCTCCCACGCCGATGCCGATCGGCTTGGCCCAGCCCTTCGCGATCTTCTTCTTCTTCCCACGGATCTCGGCATCCCACTTCGCCGCGATCTCAGGATGCTTCGCGTGCATGAACTTGCGCTGAGCATCTGACGTGTACGGCATGGCTACACCTTCCGTGGCTTCTGTACCGCAGCTAGAGCGGTCTTCCGCTGGTCCTCCATGGCGTTCGAGCCACCACTGGATCCACGCTGCACTGGTCCACCGGGAGCGATCTTTCGAGTTCCGAACCCAGGATTGATTCCGGGATTGACGGGCTTGAACTGAGCCGCCGGCTTGGCCTTCTTCGCTCCCACGAACGCCTTGAACGGGTTGAGGCCCTTGGAGACTGTCGTCGTGGATACCACTCCATGATCTACACCGAATGCGCTGTACATGACTACCTCTTCTTCTTCGGTGGTGGCTTCTTCGCGGCCACGTTGGACTTCTTCGCAGGAGGCTTCTTTGCAGGTGGCTTCGCAGGTCCCTGGCTGGGCCGGCTGTACTTGGCCTTGTCCTTCAGGGTCTGTGAGGTCAGTTTCGCATTCTGGGCCGCCGAGCGGTCCTTCAGGCGCATCTGCTCCTTGGTCCTACCGTGGTCTCGGTTGGACATGGTGTCCTGGAGCCGCAGCTTCTCCTTCTCCCGAGCATGGGTCTTCTCCGCGATCTTCTCCTCGGTGGTCATCCGCTCCAGGTCTCGGCTGTGCCGAGCTCCCTCGGCCGGATCCTCCGGGGGCGGCTGGTTCATCATCTGAGCCTGCTCAGCCTCCTGGGCAGCCATCTCCGGTGTCGGTGAGGCAGCGGCCATCTCGGCCTGCTCCGGCGTGTATCCCTGAGCGGTCATCTCGGCCTTCTGCTTCATCCCGAGCAGCTCCATCTGGGAGCCAGCGAACTCCATCGCCTGCTCCTGCTGGCGCATCTGACGCTTGTAGTCCACATCCTCATCCGTCATCTCCGGCAGGCGCGCGATCTCGCGCACGTACTTCTCCAGCTCCGGGTCCGGGAACCACTGCATCCCCGAACCAGCGGTGGCCGAGATGAACGAGGCCAGCTGGGTCAGATCGGGCGGGTCCACGTTGGTGGGCTCGAACCTGGGCAGCTCGTCGAGCTTCCAGCCGTTCAGGGCGAATAGCCGAGGCACTGCATACCTGTTCAAGGTGTCCGCGATGGACTTGACGAGGGAGTTCAGGGCTGCCCGGAAGATCCCGGTCTTGTCAGTGTGCAACGAGTAGGAGCCGGTTGACTCGTGCCCGACCAGGATGAAGTCGGCCAGCACGCTCATCAGGATCCGCTGCTCGTAGCGCTGGATGATCGAGTTCGTGTCGAACTGCCGGGTTCCTCCCGAGCTCATCAGCTCGAACTCGAACAGTGGCTGCTTGGTGTCCGGGTCGTACTGGTTCGGGAGCACCAGTCCTTCGTTCTCGTCCCGCCGCACCCCACGGACCATCTTCCGGTAGGCATCCACCGTCTTGGCCTGGGGCGTGCCCTTGGCTGCGGTCAGGTAGTCCGCCGGCACCTTGGCCACCGGCATCCCGGCCAGGTCGCGCTCGACACCGATCGCCTCGAACTCCTCCAGACGCTTCTTGAAGTACCAGGCGCGATAGGCGGTACGCAGCAGCGAGACGCCTTCGGGGTTGCCCTTGGCGATCGCGGTCCGGAACAGGATCGACTTCTCGATCGGGATCACCGTTGTCTGGTACCGGGGCGGGGCCATCTGGATCATCGCCTTCACCCCACCGGTCTCGTCGAAGGACCAGCGCATTAATGTCTCCTGGGCCCGGATCGGCATCTTGCGCCACCCGATCAGCCCGTCCTGGTACTTGCTGCGCTTGCGGGGATCCTTCTCCCAGGGACCGATCCGGCGCTTGTAGACGATCTCGTGCCAGCTCCAGCCATAGGTCATCATCGAGAGCACCTCACCGATGAACCCATCCCACGGCTCGTTCATGTCGTCCATGCAGGACTCCAGGAACTCCTGGGCGGCTACTCCCTCATCAGACTGCTCGGCGGGGAGCACCTTCCACTCCACCTCGCGCAGCAGCTTGTCGATACTGAACAGCAGCGCACCGACCATGGAGTCGTTGGCAGACATCTCCCGGTAGACCCGGACCGCCTTGCGGCCCCGAAGCGCCGGCAAGAACTCCTCATCGACATAGCCAGAGACACGCTTGACCCCGGTGACACCCAGCTCGTCCATGGGCTTGGTGCGCTGTGGAACCTCGTCCCCTGCGTTGTCCTCGTCCCAGGTGGAGATGTCGCCCTGAGGGAGCCGCACGTCAGCCATTCGACCTCTTCTTCCTGTTCCGCGAAACAGCGTAGGTACCGCCACCGGCCACACCGGTAGTGCCGGCTCCGATGGCCACCTTCTTGCGAGTGCTCATCCCGGGAGTCTTCGGAGCTCCGCCATGCATCTTGTCCTGCACCCGGCGGTACTCGTCGATCTCCTGACGACCCACTGGCTTGTTCATCGTTCGAGACATCGAACCACTGGCTTGCTTCACCTTGAACCGAGATGGTGCGTTTCTTGCGCGCATGAGACCACGCGCTGGCTTGCCACCATACTTCCGGGCACTCTTCGCGCTCTTCTCCCCACGTGCCTCGGCGTTGCGGTACCGAGCTGATTGGGCATAGCCACTCTGGGGCTTCTTCTTCAGGTAGTGCCCCGAGGCGACGTAGTCCGCCCGGCCCTCCTCGGCCATCGTCTTCTTCGGGTTGTCGACGATCTGCTTCATCCGGTAGCTGGTGCGTTTCGGGGTGGAGTGGGCCACCTCGTGCCTGGTCACGCTCTTGCCAGCGCTGTCCTTCATGTGGATGTAGGAGGTGCCCTTCTTGCCCCCGGTACGGACATGGAACCCCTCAGCTCCCGGTGGCACCACGGTGGAGCGACTGTTGTGCTTGTAGTGCTCAGTGGTTCCTTGCTTGCCGTGCACCGTCTTGGTGTGTCTCATTCCCGGATGGGGCTGGTCGTGGAGTCGCTTGACCTGTCCCATGTTCCTGGCCCACTCCGCGTCACTGGTGGTGACACCCTTGGCCTTCCGGTAGCCACCCACCGTCTTGCGCTCAGCCTGGCTCAGCTTCGAGGCCGGCTTGAAGACTCCGCCACTGAGCGACTTCGAGACTGGCGCAGCCACCACATGCTCGACTCCGAACGCACTCCTCATGCCTCCAGTCTCCCGGCAATGTCACTCCGCGACTCAGACAGGAGTGAGGGCATGCCAGCTCGCATCTGGATGTCTGACCTGGATGGCAGCCCCACTGAGGTTCCGGATAGTCCCCATGACGGAGACAGTCCCGGTAGTAGACAGGACCGAAGCAGCCACCAGTGATGCGGCGGCCTGTGGCACCCGGACGCCAGCGATGCTCAGTGTCGAGGTGGCACTCAGAGCGACCGTCGCCTGGGCTACCCGTACACCCGTGACGGTCAGTGTGGAGGTGGCGCTCAGGACCACTGTCGCCCCAGATACCCGCACGCCGATGGTGGTCAGTGTCGAGGTGGCGACCAGTGAGGCTGCTGCTTGAGGAACCCGAGTACCGGTCACACTCAGGGTCGAGGTGGCGCTCAGGGTGGCCGTGGCCTGGACGATGCCGATGCCTACCGCTGCCGAGGCCAGCGTAGAGGTAGCGCTCAGGGGTGCCGAGGCAACAACCACGCGCACCGCTGTGACGGTGAGGGTGGAGGTGGCAGTAAGGCTGGCAGCGGCTTGGGGTACCCGTACTGCCGACGCAGCCAGGGTCGAGGAGGCAGTCAGGGCGGCGGTCGCCAGCTGGGTCCGGGTACCGGTGACGCTCAGCGTGGAGGTGCTGACCAGGGAGGCTGCTGCTTGTGGTTCCCGAACAGCGCCGGCGGTCAGCGTGGAGACCGCAGTCAGCGAAGCACTTGCTGAGACGACACCGACTCCGACCGCTTCGCTGGTCAACGTCGAGGTAGCGGTGAGAGCAGCACTTGCCGGCACGGTCCGCAGTGCTGTGACGGTCAGAGTGGAGGTAGCCACCAGCGGTACCGCTGCCTGGGGCTCCCGCACACCAGCCGCACCAAACGTCGAGGCAGCCGTCAGAGCGGCAGCTGCGAACCGAGTGACCACACTGGTGGCAGCCAGTGTGGAAGTGGCGATAAGACTGACGGCAGCCTGTGGTACGCGCACGCCGGTGGTGGTCAGCGTCGAGGTCGCAACCAGGGCAGCGGTCGCCTGGGGCACCCGAACAGCCGTAGTGGTCAAGGTCGAGGTGGCGGTCAGACTGGCAGCGGCTTGCGGCTGACGAACAGCCGTCGCAGTCAGGGTCGAGGTCGCGACCAGGGCAGCAGTAGCTTGCTGGGTGACCGGGCCACCGGCACCGGGAGCACTGACCTCGATATCAACCCAGTAGTTGCCGCCGTTGAAGGACTCGACCGTGAAGCCATTGGTCGAGTAGACGAACTGGCCCTGCCCCGGAGTGCCGGACGGCGGTGCGTGCAGTGGTCCGTCGTCTATCCCCGCAGCACCCGGTCCAGTACCCGTCCACCAACCCCCGGTCGCAGCGTAGTTCTCAGAAGCCGGTGTCCCGGAAACCCGGTATCGCTGGTTGGCCGTCAGCGGGACCGGGCTGTCGAAGGTGACTGCTACCCAGCCAGCCGGAGTGGCTGCGTCATAGGTGAGCGCCTTCGTGGCGAGCACTGTGCCCGTAGTGGGGCTATCCACCTGCCACAACTTCATCGTCCATGTGTCGGAGGCAAAGGCAGTCGAACGGTCGAAGTACGCCTTTGTCGCCGTGCATCCGTCTGCATCGACGTAGAACTCCATGCTGACCGTGATCGGTGCAGTATCAGTGAAGTTGTTGTCGGGCGGCGTGAACTCATCCAGCACGCGGTAGCTGGTTACGCCCGCAGCCGTGCGCGTAGCAGTGGCAGTCAGTGTCGAGGTGGCTACCAGGGCTGCGGTCGCCTGTGTCTGCTGGAAGCCGGCGGCCTCCAAGGTGGAGGTGGCGACCAACGATGCCGTGGCCTGCTGGGTAACGAGAGCAGGTTGCAAGATCGCACAAATGGAGCCGTTGCCCGCCGTCATCGCTGCCGAGTTGACCATCGACGCGAAAGCGGCGGCGTTCATCGTCTTGTACTGGGCGACGCCGAAGTTGTTGGTGGCTACGTTGCCGCCCGTGGACCCGACCCCAATGGGAGTACTCCACGTACCGCCGAGAGCGTGAGTGCTCCCGGCTTGGGCAGCCGCGACATTGGAACCGAAGAGAAGTCCAAGGGCTAGATCACCGATCACAGCAGTGCTGGAGGAGGTCGATGCGTTGGCCGCTGTAGTCGTGGTGGAGTAAGCCGTCCCGACTGTGCCACGCACCGTCGCCTCGGCCCCGGAGAACTCCAGGAGGTTCTGGGCCTTCATCGTGTTCGTGGGGGTGTACTGGCAGCTCAGCGAGGTGCCGCTGGCCCAGTCCACCGTGGTCTTGATCACCCACAACTCACCGCTGGCGAACGCACCAGCAGTACCGGCATTTGGATAGGTGGCCCGCCCGAGGAGCACCCACGAGTTGGTCTCGCCCGCACCCTTGGAGATGATCGAGGCGGTCGGGCTGTTGGCAGTCGCTGTGTTGTCGTGCACCATAGCCATGACCAGCAGGCTGCCCGCAGGGACCAGCGACGTGGTGAGGTAGACAGTGCCGCCGTTGACCTTGATGAACGAGTTGCCGTGGCTACGGACGAACGCGACAGCCATCGCTCACCCCTTTCTCGGGGTGCGGATCAGGCCAGCGCGGAGGTGATGGCTCCCGAGGCGTAGGACAGGGTGTCACCGATGGCCATCGTCTTGGGCGAGGCCAGGGCTCCCCACTCCACCCGCTTCGGGGTACCGCCGGAGTCCCAGATCTCGACGCCGTTCACCGTCTCTACCCTGGGGTAGTTGGTGATGTTGATCGCCGCGTTGGTGGCCTGGGTGCCGGTCGCAGCCGCCCCGTAGGTCACCGAGGGCGCACCGACGCCGGAGGTATAGCCACCACCAGTGGCGACCTCGGTTCCGTTGGCCGTCGCGGTGCCGTTCGCGGTCATCTGTCGAACCCGGATCGGACCGGTCAGTGCCGTGGGAGCGGCACCGCCGTGCATCCAGGTCAGGATCTCGTTCGCCCGGGTCTGGTCTAGTGCCATCTCATTCACTCCTCGTTGTCAGGTGCTGCACCAGCTCGTCACCACGAAGATCAAAGGCTCCCTTGGTGACCACATCGCAGGTGCCATCGGGGCATCCCGCCTCGCGGCAGCAGTCCATGTGCCGCATCGAAGTTCCGCCGTCGGCCGTGCCGATGACGTGACGAGGGTGGTCATCCGAGATGCCACAAATGTCGCATCCACGGACTGGTCGTTCGGCTTCCATCAGATCTCCTAGATGTTCTCGGTCTCCCACGCATCCCAGGCGAGGGCGTTGGCGGGAGTGGCGGTGCCCAACCAGAGCACCCAGGGGGCTGCAGGTCGGGCTACGTTGGGATTTGTCCCATGATGCACCACTGCCATCCCGGGACCGGCAGGTCCGGGAACACCCACGGTGATCGCAGGGGCCTCGGCCTGCACAGTGACTGATGGTGTCGGCGCGGTGAAGGTGATATCGGCGGAAGCGCCGGGGATCGTGACCGCCGGGGAGTTGTTCAGATCTATGGTGATCTCTACGTACTCACTCATGGGTGACATCCATCTCGGCCTTGAAGCTCCCGGTCAGTACCGTCCAGGGATCGTTCCCAGCCGAATCGAGCAGCTGGAGATCCCAGACGCCATTGACGGAGTTCTGCCCGCCCAGCCAGGTACGCACGGCCTCGCCTGGCCACCGGACCAGACAAACCCCACCGGTCTCGTTGGTGATGGTCACCACGGCATCGAGGTGAGCTGGAGCGGAAGCCGTGGTGCGAGCCTGAGCGGTGATCTCGTATCCAGTCAGGTTCAAGGCGGTACCGCTGGTCCGGATTGTGAGCTGGAACATGTTCCGGTCGCCGGCTCTGATCCCAGACACGTCCAGCACTGCTGGTGCTAATGAGATCCCTGCCATGACTTCATTCTCCGGACGGTGTCACTCCGCGAGGGCGCTCGAACCGCTCCCAGGCCTTGGTCACGATGAACTCGGCCCAGTCCCCTGGGGTGGTGAGTGCGTCGCCCCGTCCGGTCTTGCCCGGGTTGGCCAGGCCGGCCTCGGCGTAGACCCAGTCAGCCAACGAGCTGCAGACCACGTGGTCCGGGGACTTCCCGTTCTTCCAACGCTTGCTCCGGTAGATGTCCGGGGCATGGATCGCCTCCATCGCGTTCTGCCCGATCCCGACCCAGTCGTACGGGGTGCCCAGCAGTGCGAGCGCAGCCTTGCCGATCTTCTCCCGATGGCGTGCTGTCTTCGGCTGCTCGGAGTTGTCGATGGTCCAGTAGTCCTCCAGGTAGGAGGCGGCATCACGCCAGCCCACTCCACCTGGTCGGGCCTCGATCACCCGATCAACATTGTCTGAGCCAGGGCCCATGAAGATGGCCACGTGGTTGACGGTGTTCGGCCGGCCCATGATCGCGGCTTGGAACCTGATCCACGCGCTCTGTGGACTGTCGCTGCGGGTACAGATCACATCGCCCACATTAAGATTTTTGGTCATAACTACCTCATACCATCAGGTCGAACTCGGGTGGCGCTTCCAGGCTCTTGTTCTGCACCGAGCCGACGACCCACTTGCCGGGCTTCCGCTGGGCGTCCTTGTTGTGCTGCATCTCGTTCTCGATCCAGCTCGGATCGTTGGTGCCGGCGATCACCACCGGCTGGGCAGCGATGGCCCGCTTGCTGACCATCCGCCAGACCAGTGCCATCGAACAGATCTCGTCGGGGAGGTGGAACTCCTTCCCGCGTGCGTAGATCATCTCCACGCTGGCGTACAGGTGCTGCTTGTAGAAGATCGGCACCCGAGGCACCCTCCAGCGATCGTTCTCCACCGAGGAGATGTACTCGCTGAGCATGTTGTCCCGCTGGGCTCCGACCATCTGGAAGCCCCGTGCGCGCCGGTCCACGTAGTCCGCGACCACCGCTCCCAGCCCGGTGGCGTCGTGGATGCCCTCGGCGTTGTAGGCCTTCATCAGCCGGTTGAAGTGACCGATCATCACCGGGTAGGGCTGCCGGCGCACCCGGAGCCAGTAGACGACCTTGATCGGCATCCGGGTCACATCGGCCACGGTGATCACGGTGAAGTCCTGGGACTGGGCCCAGTCCGCACCGATCACGTACTCGGCGTCCTGCTTCGGCTTCTCGAACTCGTACTCCAGGTAGTCCTTGGACTCCTTCTTCTTGATCGGCTCGGGATCCAGGCAGAACATCCGCTCCACCGATTCGGAGTCGATCGCACGGTTCCCGATCGAGGGCTCACCCAGGTCGTACTCGACTCGCCACATCTCAGCGGGGATGTCCCGCTTCTTCTCATCGATCGTCTCCTGGTCCAGCCAGCCGTCGATCGGGTTGGAGGTGTCCTTGTAGCACCAGGTGTAGATCGGGTCGCCCTTCTCCAGGAACCGCTGGTAGACGGTGTAGAAGGTCTTGTCCGGGTACTGCCAGGTCGAGCTCATCGTGGTCTGCGGGCGGATGATCTCGCCCTGCCAGTTCTCCTGGGGCAGCGGCTGGCCCAGCGCCGCGTCCAGGATCGGCAGCTCCATCTCGTCGATCTCATCCAGCAGCAGGGTCGGCGGGTGCGGGCCACGCACGGACTTCTGGGAGGCGGTCAGCGGCATGATCTTCGCCTTGTTGTACAGGTGGATCTTGGTCGCGCTCTCCTCCTTGACCATGTAGCTCGGTGCGTTCTCGTAGTCCCAAGCGTCCCTGATGGTGTTGTGGATGTTGATCGACTGGTTCAGGGAGCCACCCACGATGTTCACGTCGCTGCCCCGCACGGCTGCCACGGTGAGTCCCAGGATGGACATCAGCACGCTCTTGCCGGACAGGCCACGCGAGCCGTGGATCAGGATCGAGGAGCCCCGCCGGAAGTAGGCAGCGGCGAAGGCGTCGAAGGGGGCGTCGTGCTCCGGGCAGACCTTGTGCCGTGGGATGGTCTTTCCCCACAGCGTCCTGACCAGCTCGTACAGTTCGTCATCGCTGCGCGGTCCTCGCCCCAGTACGATCTGGCTCATCCGCGCTGCAGCAGCTCCCTGAGTGTGTGCCCCATCTCGTTCATGGCTACCGCGATCTTGAAGCTGCCAGCGGGGGTCTCCACGAGGTAACGCCAGGGCACCGGGTCGACGTTGGTGGGAGTCACCGCCACCACGAAGCTGCCATCGGCCTCCAGCACCACCTCAGGTGCCAGAACGGCCCAGGCGATCCCCTCCTGGATCACCCAGAGCCGCTCCGGCGTGAACCGGACCAGGCCCTGGACCGGACGCTTTCCTTGCTCGAACGAGCCAGTGATGGTGCAGGTCGGCGGTGGTCTCATGACATGATCACCCGGCGCTGGCCAGGGTTGTCATCCAGGACGGCCTTGCCGATCTTGGTGCGCAGCAGTCTCCGGGCGACCCGCTCGCAGTGTCCCAGGTCATCGGAGATCTCCCAGTGCATCGCATCCGGGATCTTGGTCCAGTCACCACCAAAGGTCAGACAGCCCTCGTACATCTTCAGCCGGCGGTGGATCTGGCTGAGCTGATGATCGGTCCATGTTGACCGGGTACGTACCCCTCTGGGGTGCCTTGTCGCATTCAGATCGGTGGCCGTCCCAGAAGCATGGTTGGAATAACCCGAGGTCTGTCCCCTGATCGGACGGACCGCGTGCCCCCACTCATCCCAGACCGAGCCATGCCGGTCCAGCCTCTCCACGAAGCGATCGATGAAGGTGGCGTTGTGGATCAATAGGAACCCAGCCGAGCCCCGTCGCAGGATCAAGTGCCGGTCACAGTCCGGTACATCCCATTTGTGCAGCATCTTGGAGCCTGATTGGAGTACCGGCCAACCGTTCACCGATGTGGACATCAGATCTTCTCTCTAGGGGGTTTCGGAATCCTCTTCTGCCTCGGGTTCGTCTTCCTGAGCCTCTTCCTCCGGGTCAAATACGTCTTCGTCACTGACCTCGTCTTCGGGCTCAGGACCACGGCCACTGCTCAAGACTGCTTCCTCTTCTGGCTCCTGGACTTGGTGTCGTCGTCCTTGTCACCGGTCTTGGTGTCGCCACCCTCATTGTCCTCGTTGGGGTCGGTGCCCATGCCACGCATCGCAGCCGGCTCGGTCTCCTCCCCGGTCTCATCACCAGTCTCCCGCTCGGGGAGGGTGTTGTAGACCTGGCGGTCGCCGGTCTCCTCCTCGGGATACAAGGTGTCCACCTTGCCAGCAGCAAACGCGGCTGCTCGCTCCGCATACACCTCACGGTCGGGGTACTGGATCTGGCCAGGAACCCCGGCATCTACCACTTGGGAGTTGTCATCGCCCTCCACATTGGCTTGGTTGCCCTCGCGCGTGCGCTCGGCGTTCTCTTCGGCCAGGTTCGTCTTCTTCTCGCTCATGTCTTCATCCTCACTGTGTTGGCTAGTCATTCCTGGTTCTACAGTTCCTCCTGCCAGACGATATGCACCTCACCGACCCGCAGATTGACGGCCGTGCCGACGACGGAGGAGTAGTCCTCCGGGAAGGCGGTGGCCTTGACCGGATCCTTGTTGTGCAACCCCATGCCCTTGATGTCCTTGTTCAGGTTGTTCTTGAAAGAGTCCGGCAGCTCGAACCACTTGGCCTGACCCTTGGCCAGGGTGCCCAGCTTGACGGTTTCCGCAACGCTGAGGTACTGCCCCGCAGCTGGCAGCGAGCTCATATAGGGGTAACCCGTCCGGAACAGGTAGATATTTGCGTTCGCCGCACCATTGTCATCCTCGCGCTTGATGTAGATCTGGGCAGCCCGAACGCTGATCCTCTCCCCATAGGTGGTGTGCGCCCCGATCATGTCGGTGAACTGATGGCCGTAGAACCACAAGCCCTGGGATCGTGGGGAGCTCTGCTGGACCAGGGAACCGGAGGTGTACCCGGACGAGGTCCAGGAGCCCGAGTAGACCGGCTGGACGTGGGCTTCCTTGATGATGATGTTCGGAGCGTCCACCGAGGCCTTGGGCACCCAGATCCTGGCCTGGGTGCCGATGCTCCAGTTCCCGTTGTTGTCCAGGCTCCAGGCTCCGAAGTGGTAGTACCGCTCCCCGGCAATGATGGTGCCAGCCTTGGCGTTGCGTGGCCACTGCTTGCCGATATCAACACTGGTGTCCTTGTGCACACCGTAGGTGTTGTAGCGCCACTCGCTCCACGGCTCGCTGGGGTAGCTGGAGTCCGAATAGGCAGTCCAGGTGCCCCCGAACTGGGTGGTGGGCGCTTTCCCCGCGTAGTCGGTCAGCACCCGCACCAGGCGAGCGTCCGCGTCGTTGCTGGCCCCGGGCAGGCGTATTCCTACCCTGATCCACCTGGTGACCAGCTTGTTGCCATTCCGGTCCTCGTAGATGCTCAGCGACACCTCAGGTGGCTTCGGTGGGAGCACGTCGTACTCGTAGGCTTGGACCCAGACCCCGCTGCGCTTCACATAGGCGTTCTTGCCCGCCGTCCAGACATCATTGAGATGGACGTAGGGACGCTGGGCCTGGGTCCAGACATCGTCGACCTTCTGGTAGATCGGCACGTCACACCTTGAAGAAGATGTCGCCGTTGACACCCGAGGAGTTGGCCGGCACCGAGGTCCCCGAGGTGATCGTGGGCTGGGGCGGAGGGAAGGCCACCCAAGCCGCTCCGTCGTAGTACCAGACCTTGTTAGCGTCCTTAGTGAAGGCGAACATACCCTCCTCCACCCCGGCTGTCGCGGTAGCGGTATCGCGCGCGGCAGTGGTCGCGTAGACCCCCATCACCCGCTTCTCGATCATCTTGGCCAGCTGGGTGATGTCGTCGACCACATCCGGATCATCCGTGGTGATCGGGATCCGGAAGGCTTGAGCTGGGGTGGTTCCTGGCATGGCTGCCTCCTCTAGTTCATGGTCTCAGTTCACGCTAGTCGTCACGGTGGCGGCGGTTCTGGCGGTGTCGGCTTGACCACCACCGGTAGCGAGGTCTCCATCTGTTCGTTCTCCGCAATCACCTCTTGAACCTGTGCAGCTGCTCGGACTTCTTGTCGGTGGATTTTGGCCTTAGCCATCAGCCACTCCCGCAGGTCTGCAAGATAGGCGTCCCGTGTCTGCGCCTGGGTGGCTCCCTCGAACGGCTTGAACGTGTCCAGGAGTGTCGCAGCCTGTGCGGCAGTGAGGTTCGTGAACGTGGGTAGATCAACCATCCGTGTTATCCAATCTTGCGAACGTCAAAATGGGCGGGAGTGCTGTTGTCGATAGCAAGAGACACACCCGAGGACTGATAGCAATCTGTTCTCAGCTTGTCTCCAGCCGCAAGGCTGGCCTGTATGACGAGCATGTTCGTGGCATATGAGTTAGGACTGATCTCCTGCCGCCCGAGCGAGTTGCCGTTGAAGCCCAGTACGGGTACACCCGCCGCTGAGGCCCATCGTGCGAGTTGAACGATCCGTCGACCACCGGCTGCGGACGACACCCAGTTGACGAGGATGTTGACCACGTAGATCCCTGCAACGGGAACCGTGATCACCCCGGCTGAGTACGTGATCCCACCGACGTTGTGATCGGGTGTACCGGTGAGCAAGAGCGCAGCCCACGCACCGGAAGTGGCGAGGGTCTGGTCGGTGGTGGTGCTACGGAAGCCCGCCGTGGGCACCGTGGAAGTGCCCGTCGAGTCCCATGACAGAGCTGATCCAATGAACCCATCCCCCGAGCCTTGCACCCGCCAGATAGGTGTGACGAGATCAGTTTGCTTCGCCCAGGACTCCAGTACACCCAGTCCACCTGGACGGGTAGAGAAGCCGTTGCTGGTAGGAACACCCGGCGTAGTGACCGGCCAGGGAGTCGTGTAGGTCTTCGACCACGGTGCACCGCTCGTCAGGAGGTCTTGAAAAGTCGGGGCACCAACTGGCCCTGCATAGATCCGAGCCGCGTTGGGACTGGCGGTGTCGGCATCAGTACCAGGTGGTGCCTCGGACAATGAGACAGTCCAGTCGGCAAACCGAGGTGGAGTGACTGTGATGACCTTGGCAAATGTCTCTGCTGCCGCATTCGGTGCACGAGCGGTTCCGTACCAGGAGTGACCGACAGCCCAGGTCCCACTGAGCCAGGTGTAGGAGTAGACCTTTCCGTCACTGTGCAGGGTCTTGATCGTTCCGCCACCAGCGGTGTCGATGAACGCGCCATTGCAACTTCCGGCCGCAAGCGAGAAGTTCTCCGCGTTGGTCCGAACTCCGGCTGTCGTATGGCAGTAAGACCCACCCGCCGAGATGACGTAATACCGATCGAGTCCGGTCGGCCCCGCCGCGAATGTGCGAATGATCCCCTTCGTCGTAGTGGCGTAGGCACCGCAGTAGATTTGTCCGGTTGAATCGAGCGTGCCGGTGAAGGTGGGCAGGCAGGTCCGAATGTAGAGGGTGTCGCTCGTGGTGGGGATCGCGAACAGGAGATTGGTGCCGTCGTTTCCGATGGAGGGGATGCGCGACGACGAGCCGAGACCATGAGTCATGTCGAAAGAGCCGGTGACCGTGCCGCCTTGAGCGATCTTGTAGATCCGCCACGAGGTGTAGGTGTACACCCCGGTGGCGTTTCTGGGGCAGCAAAGGGTGTAGTAGGTGCCACCAATCCGAGTGACTCCGCCTATTGGAGACCATCCTGTCGGAAGGCTCTCCTCGATGAACGAGGTGCTGTCGATGCGCGAGCCCCACACTATGTCGCCATAAGGGCCTCCATAGATGCCGTATCGGGCCGTGACGAACTCGCCCCCACCCACGGTGTCGCAGAGTCCGGCGTGGTACTCACTCGTGGTCCCTCTGGCTCCACCCGTACCATCCCACCAAGAGGAGGCGCGAGCTGTGTTCACCGGGTGGGAACCAGTCACCGAAACTGGGTTGGTCGGGGTTGCATACCCATTCAGTGTCCGCACTGTCCCGGAGATCGCCAGGTTCGCACCGGACAGGTTCATCCCACCGTTCACGGTGAGGTTGTCCAAAGTCGCGTTACCGATGAACTGTGAGCCGGTGCCATCTGCCTTGATGTAGGTCTTCTTGCCAGTAGGAAGGCCGGTTACCGGATCGGGGTGATCGAAGAACAGACCTTCTCTGGGGTTGAGCCGCATCGTGCCGTCAGGGAACGCGGTCGTCACGTTCAGTTTCAACCCACCGATGAGCTCCAACTCGTTGATCAGGCCTGACCCAGCTTCGATCTGATTTGCGTCCAGCTTTCCGAAGTAGCCCTCATCTGAGTAGATCTCGTTAGCAATGAGGGACTTGGTGGACAGCGAGCCGTCGATCACCATGTCACCGTCCACCAGCACGGTGCCGAACACCCGGAACGGGACGCCGCTCACGTTGGAGAACAGGATCATGTCGCCCACAGCCAGTGTGGGTCTGGTGTCGGAGTAGGCAATGGACCCAGCCGTACCACTCCACCGATAGATCACCCACTTGTTCGCGGTGTTGCCCAACGGGACGGTGAGTTCGTGCTCTTGATACTTGACCTTGAACTGAGGCCAGGAGATGGACCCGACAACCGGATCGTTGGCAACCAGCGTCGGTTTGGGGTCGATCAGATGCCCACCCCCGGTGAGCTTGGACAGTTCGGTGCCCAGCGCGGTGATCTTCCCGACCGCTAGGTTCTTGATCGCAGCGGACTCGACATAGCGGATGGTCCAGTTGTTCGCGGTGGTGCACTCATAGATCGCGTCGATCTGGGTATTCGGGGTGGTACCGGACTTTACGTAGTAGAGGTCACCGACCTTGCCGATGGTGGACCCGTTCACTGGGGCGCTGGCACCCCACTGGACCTTGCTGGACAGGTCTGCCGGGAGGTTCGCGGTGGTGGGCGCAACTACCAGATCGCTGCTCGACAGGGTGGTGGCCTCGTCTATACGGGTGATGGTCCAGCCGCTCAGCCACGAGTCGGGAGCGGTTGTGGAACCAATCTCCGCATCGAGATTTGCGATCCTTGGGTACTGCCAGTAGTTGCTCGTAGCCTCTGACTTGATGATGATGCGCATTGTCCCGGTGGAGATCTTCCGACCAATGCGCACCGTGACTGGCATGTTGCCGCTGTTGACCGCCGAGGCATTCACCACCGATGGAGTGGTGTAGGCGTAGGCAGCCACTTCAAGGTCAATCGTGCCGTTGAGGTTGTGGTAGTTGTAACCCGAGATGCGGAACTTGCACATCTGGGCGGTGAACGTGATCGGGGTGTCGATCACGATGTTCCCGACGAGGTTCGTGGAGGACTCCATGTACGTCGCCACTCCGCGAAACGCCTTGCCGCTCGTCCCGATCAGCGAGATCTTGGGAAGCATCCCGGAGTAGGTCGAGGACTTCGCCACCGTGGTGTAGGTGTAGGTGACGTTGGAGTAGGTGATCTTCTCGGTGGTGTACATCTCGGTGTTGGAGGCGTACGCCGGTTCGGTGGCCACCCATGGGGCAGGTGGCGTCGCTTGGGTGGTCGGTTGCGTTGGCGCGGCTGCACCTGTGGTCACCTGAGCCCAGTACGGAGTGACAGCGGTGATGCTGTTGCCCTGATTTCCTTGGCCACCCTGGGCTCCGGTGCGGTTCACCGCCCAGGAGATGACCTTGGTGAACGACTGGCCAGCAACGATCAGGGCCACGTCGATGGTGCCGGAAGTGGCCGTCAATCCCGTGGTAGTCGTAACTCGGATGATCGGGGCGGTGCTGAGATCGCCCGAGAGGATCGCCGCGCTGATGCCGGCAGGAGCACCGACCACGGTGATGGTGCCCACGTCGATGGTCTGCTGGACCGCACCCTTGTAGGCAATCACCCCGGTGTCCTCAGTGCCACCGAGCGCAGCGGTCAAGCCACCTGCGAAGTTCATGGACTCGTTGGTCAGCACCACCGTGATGGCGTCGGCACCAGCTGCTCCTGACGTACCGTGCGCTGCAACCGAGTAGGAGACCGCCGAGGGCACGCCACCGGAGTAGCTGGTGGTGGTCCTGGTCCAGAGGAACTGGCCAGGGGTGGTGACGGGCACTGGTGAGGTCACCCAGGTGCTCACCGGAACCGAGGTCCCGCTACTGCCGACCTGATAATCGATGACGTTGCCAGTGACGGTGGTACCCGGTGTACCAGTGGTGCCGTGCGCGGCCACCGCATAGGCAGTACCGGTCGAGTTGTCGGTGTACGTCGTGATCGTGCGAGTCCAGAGGAACTGCCCTGGAGTGGTGGCCGGCGGAGTCGTCACCCAGGAGCCGGTCGGTGCGGTCGTGGCGCTAGAGCCAGCCTGATAGGTAATCACCGGCGCACCTGAGATGCCGACAGAAGCGGTGACCTTGGCGATGGTCATGGTGTCGGTGACACCGCTCGCGCCGGTGGCTCTGATCGCCAGCGACTTGGCCGTCATGGTGGCACCAGTGACGGTCACCACGTTCCCGGCGACAGAGACGTACGCGGGGGCAGCTCCGAACCCAGCTCCGTCTGGGTTGAACGTCCAGGTGCTGATCGTCGTGTTGGTGGCCGTGCCGGTCACGACCGCAGTCGTCGGAGTGGTTGCTGCACCAGCGACAGCAGTCGCAGACAGCACCTGCGTTGTCGCGACCAAGTCGACCATCGAGGCGGGCGTACCAGCGTTACCCTGCGGCCCTTGGATCAGCGACCAGGTGTAGTCGGTCGCGACAGTGGACTCAGCAGCAACCGTCTTGTTGAAGGCGAACCCGATGTACGTCATCCCAGCAGGAAGGTCCGAGATCTGCACATCAGTGGGGGTGCCGTTCGGTGCGTACTTGATCCAGGTGTACGTGGGCTGACCATTGGCTCCAGCTGGACCCTGGATGCCGGTGTTGCCCTGTGGACCCTGGATGAGTGACCACTCGTAGTCGGTGTAGGTGCTCGACTCGGTGGAGCTCGTCTTGTTGTACGCGACACCCATGTAGGTCTTGCCTGCCGGCAGATCGTTCATCCCGGTGGTGGGGGTGTCCGCGTACTTCAGCCAGGTGTACAGCGATGCGCCGTTGGGCCCAGCAGGGCCTTGAATCCCCTGTGAGCCCTGAGGTCCCTGGATCAGCGACCACTGGTACTGCAACGGGTCGGTCGACTCGACCGCAGTGGTCTTGTTGAAGGCCAGCCCGATGTAGGTCATCCCCACTGGCGAGTCGTTGATCCCTGCGCCGGCGACAGAAGTGCCGTACTTCACCCAGGTATAGGTGGGTTGTCCGTCTGCCCCAGCAGGTCCCTGGATGCCCTGGTTGCCCTGTGGACCCTGGATCAAGGACCAGGTGTAGTCGGCGTACACGGTGGTCTCAGTAGCCGAGGTCTTCCCTACCGCGATCCCCATATAGGTCTTTCCGACCGGAGAGTCGGACATGTCCCCAGCAAGGGGAGTAGAGCTGGATGCGTACTTGAGCCACGTGTAATAGGTGATCCCATCAGCACCCGGTGTGCCAGGGATGCCCGGACTACCTTGTGGACCCTGGATCAGTGACCATTGGTACTGCGCCGCTGAGGTGGATTCCGTGGCAGTCGTCTTGTTGAACGCCAGACCGATATGGGTCATCCCGGCCGGCAGGTCAGAGATCTGGGCATCACTTGGTGTGCCGTTGGGCGCGTACTTCACCCAGGTGTACGTCGTCACGCCATCAGCGCCAGGGGTACCCGGGATCCCTTGGTTTCCCTGTGCTCCCTGGATGAGTGACCAGTTGTAGTCGGTGTAGACCGTCGACTCAACCGCAGAGGTCTTGCCCACCGCGATGCCCATATAGGTCTTGCCAGTTGGGAGATCAGCCATGTCTCCGGCTGCTGGAGTGGCACTGGAGGCATATTTCAGCCAGGTGTAGTAGGTGATCCCGTCCGCTCCGGGATTACCTTGAATCCCTGGTGAACCCTGTGGGCCCTGGATCAAGGACCATGTGTAGTCAGTAGCGACCGTTGACTCGGTGGCCGTGGTCTTGTTGAAGGCCAGACCAATGTGCGTCATACCTGCTGGCAGATCGGAGATCTGGAGGTTGGTAGGAGCTCCGTTGGGGGCGTACTTGACCCAGGTGTAGGTAGTGACCCCATCTGCGCCCGGTGTGCCTGGAATGCCCTGGTTTCCCTGTGGTCCTTGGATGAGCGACCAGGTGTAATCGGTGTAGAAAGTGCTCTCGATGGCCGAGGTCTTGCCCACCCCGATGCCCATGTAGGTCTTCCCCGCCGGCGAGTCGGACATATCGCCCGCAGCTGGGGTCGCACTCGATGCGTACTTCAGCCAGGTGTAGTAGGTAGTCCCAGCTGTCCCAGCCGAGCCCTGGATTCCCTGGCTACCAGTGGCACCGGTGTTCCCAGTCAACAGCGCAGGTGCCGTGGTGGAGGTGGTGTCGTCGTGTCGGGTCACCGTGGTACGGGTCCAGATGAACTGACCAGGGGTACGAGTTGGCTGAGCCGTGGACCAGCCCGTGGTGGGCGCGACCGTCTCCGAAGAGTTCACCGCGTACTCGACCACGTAGCCCTTGATGGTCGGGGCGATGCTGCTCTCCATCCCAGCAAGCGCATCGATCTCCTGCTGGTCGATGTAGTCAGTGACATCCTCGGTGAGGTTGACCAGGTCAACCGGATCGAACACCACCGGCATCGCATTGCCCTCGGCACCCCAGCTGACCGCGCCGCCGTCCTCGTCCACCGCGCGTACCCGCACGTACTTCCGCACCGTGGCCGGGATCACCACGCTGAGCGCGGCCGTGGTATCGAACAGCTTGGTCGGGTCCGGGGTAGTCCCCGGCATCGGAGCATCCGAGACATAGACCTGGTAGCGCACCGGTTCCGCATTGCTCACCGAACCCCAGGAGGCACGCACGCTACGGAGTGCGAACGGGGTCACCGTCACGGCCGGTGAGGTCGCAGGCACTTGCCCATCGGTCCTCGGTGGGATCGCACCCACTGCGGTCAGGGCTTCGTTCGCGGTGCCCAGGGCCTCATCTGCGGTGCCCTGGGCTCCCTCCGCAGCCTCCTGGGCCTGCTCGATACCGGTGTCCCGGACCGAGACCCAGTGCGTCCCAGGAGCGGCGCTGACGTAGTAGTACTGGTGGTTCCCCGGGGTCTCGTACCAGAAGTCGTTCTCCTTGGGCTGTGGGGTGTCTCCTGCTCCTGGTGGAGTGTCCTGGTGGTAGATGTAGGTGTTCTCGGTGATCGCGGGCACCTCGGCCGAGACCAGCTCCCACTCGCCGGCCACGATGGCATCCGCGCCCTGACTGTGCGCGACGTACATCAGATTGCCGTTTCCGGAGTCGAACCAGATGTCGCCGGCATGCTGTGCCACCGGGATCGTGGTACCGACGAAGGTCAGGGTGCCGGGGACACCACCGACCACGTCCTCCCAGGCATTCCCGTTGAAGATCTGTAGGCCCTGGGATTCGTTGCGGTAGATCAGCTGTCCGGGCCAGGCTGCCTCGGGGATCTCTGTCCCGGAGAACATCCGGACATAGGTGGACTCGATCGCCGTGCGCTGGCCCAGACGCGGAGACTGCGCCTGGTCGAACGTCATAGACAGATGTTAGTGCGGAAGGATCTCTGCGTAAGTACCGAAACCCGAGTTCGCCGATCCAGCAGGTCCAGGCGGACCCTGGGCACCAGTGGCTCCCACTGGGCCGACTGGCCCCTCCACACCCACTGGACCGATCGGACCAGAGCCCACCCTGGTCACGGTGAGCGAGCCCTCAGAGATCCCCGTCGCTGCAGCGCTACGCGCGATCACGTTGGCCACCTCACCGCCTGCAGCTCGGTAGGCCACCGCCAGGTCCACGTAGAACGGGAAGCCGGCAACACTCTGTCGAGTGGTCCTGATCAAGGTCGTCGCACCTACCGCGAACCAGACCTCGCGCAGCCCAGCTGCAGCATCGTTGAACCGCAGATAGGCGCTCAACAGGTAGTCCCCGGCCGCAGTGAATGTGGTGTTGGTGGTGGAGGTGAACGCAGACATGTCGTCGTAGCCCACCGAGCCGAAGGCGATCACCGTGTTGGTGTTCGCAGCCAGCGGGTTGTTGGTGGCCACCGTGGTCTTGCCCTGGAGCTGGTTGATCTGGCCCATCGGGCCGACCTCACCTACTGGACCCTGAGCTCCGTCGATGCCCTGTGGCCCAGCTACCCCGCGCGGGCCCTGTGGGCCGATCCCCTGGATCACGCCTGTGCGCACCTGAATGGTGCCACCGTTCACCAGCCTGACTACGTTGGCCATCAGGTCATCCTTCTCATAGCTGGGTCACTCTCTGGTTCACGACGACCTCACCGTAGACCAGCCGCTGCACCTGGTTGCCGGCGTACTCGTTGCCATCGTTGACGGTGACGAACAGGTCGTACTTGTAGACCCCGGGGATCAGGGCTGCGGTGATCGAGTCCTCGATGTGGATCTGGATCAAACCGATCTCCGATGAGATGCCCAGCTCGGGGATCTCTCCTTCGGGGAGCGTGACCTCAGGAGTGTTCAGGCTGAGCTGGGTAGCACCACCGTTGGACTTGATGTCCATCCGACAGGGCGCGATCACGTTGTAGGGCTCGTCGTAGTCATCGGTGTAGACGATCGAGGTCGTCCAGTCCTCGCCCTGGTCGATCTCCATCGGTACGTAGGCAGCTCCCATGTCTCCATCTTCCTGATCAGCGCTAGTCGTCCGCCGCAGCCTTCAGGGCAGCGATGTAGTCCTCTTCCTTGTCGCCCATCACCAGGATCATCTGCTTGTTCACCACCGGGTCGACCTGATCCAGGTTGTTCACCCGCATCCGGGCCAGGATGATCTTCACCGCAGAGTCCACGCTCTTGGGGTCACCCATCATGGCTGCGGGCCACACAGCAGCCTGCAGGGCGTCCAGGCGCATCGTCTCCAGGGCCCGGATGTCCTTGGTCTCCTGCGCGGAGAGGTGCGAGGAATCAGCCGCGAAGCGCTGGGTCATCAACCGGGAGACATCCTCAGCGTGCTCATAGCCGAGGATCTCGGAGATCTCAGAGCGCGACTTCCCCCCGATCATCAGCTCGTAGGCCGCCCTGGCCTTGTCCATCAGCTCTGGGGACGGGCTCCGGGGCGAACTCTTTGAACGCGCTACTCCCCTGCCTTTGCGGGGGGACTCGATATCGGTCACCTTCGCCACGTTCAAACACCTCCATGACCTCACCGATCGTGGTGAGGCCATTGTCCATCATCTTGAAGATCCGGCGGCGTACTCGTCCCGAAGTCCCCGCCCAGACCCCGTACGCCTCCCGGAACTCCAAGCTGTGTCGCAAGCACTCGAAGAATACGGGACAGGCATCACAGAGCTTCGATGCTCGCCTGACCTGGGAGATGCTCATCGTTGGCTGGGAGCCAGTGTCCTCCCCGAAGTAGTACTGCAGGCCCACATCTGTACACCGAGGACCTTCTCCCTCAGGCCTACGCTGCCATTCGGGGTACAAATCGGCCATAGAGTATGAAACCCACCGTTGAGTGTCCTCGTCGGGCACCTGCTGGTGGGTGTTGGTCAGCCAGTCATCCAGGCTGTAGGTGGAGCTTGCTGGCCCTGGCGGAGATGCGGAGTCCGTAGAGGGCGATGGCCACGGCATCGAACTCGTCCTGTTCTCCACAGAAAGGAGCGTAACTTGGGTGAGTAGCAATGATGTAGTTCTTGATCTCCTCTTTCGAGGCGTTTCCCCCTCCGATGATCTCCCGCTTCCACACCTTGTTGTCCACTGTGCGGGTATCTGTCCCATTCTGCATACGTAGGTGAGCCAGGTCGGAGAGCACTGCGCCCTTCACCTCGGCCAGCTGCAGGGAGTACTTGCGGTTGTTGCCGATGATCACCTCTTCGATCCAGGTCGAGCCCACATCCATGGTCAGGGCCATGTCATGGACGTAGCTGCCCAGAGCGCACAGCTGCAGGTCCCGAGATGTCTCGTTGCTCACCTCCACGCTCTCCACCGCCAGGATCGTTGGATGCTCAGGCGCGCTGGCGTCCAGGACAGCACAGGAGAGCTTGTGCACACCGAGGTCCACGCCCATGTAGATCACTAGTAGTAGCGCCTTCTGTGTCCACCGACAGGCACGAACCAGAGCACCAGCCCGATGATCAGCAGAATCGCTCCGATGATCGTCAGCCAGTAGATGCTGAGCACGATCCCGATGACGAGCAGTATCACTCCCAGTATGGCCATGACTCAGGGTACGCCTTCCGATTTTTCCTCTATGGCGGTATCGACCGGGTAGAGCTCGTCATCCATGTAGTCACCGAAGCCCCACCAGGCGTCGCCCTCGTAGATGTCGCCAGAGGCGTCCTCGCCGCCCTGGATCGGACCGCCAGGGTGGCCGGCTCTTCGTGTGAAGGTGAACCCCTCCTTGTAGGGACGGTGATCGGAGCTGATGGTCCTGGCCATCAGGTTCGGATGGGTGCTCACTCGCAGTCCACTGTCCATCATCGAGCCATCGATGATCCGGTCGCCTCTACCCCGCCCAGGCGCTCCCAGGGGCGCTACCGGGCCTCCACGCAGGCTTCCTCCATGAGTGGGGAATCGAGTCCAGGCCTGGTGATATCCAGCCCCGAAGCTGTTGTTCAGGTAGCGCCTGACCCAGGTGAGCTTCAGGTTGAAGTTCCAGTCCGAGACGATCAGCACCCCATCGGGCTTGTGCTTGCGCACCTGAGCATCGATGTGTGTGTTCCAGGCCCTCACCGAGACCTGGTAGGCCACCCTCCTCGCGCGCGCACGTTGAGACATGTCCCAGCGCGCATCCCTGTGTCCAGGAGTCTTGATCCCCGCGTGCAGAGGCATGTGGGTCACGCTGGTGAGCAGCTTGTGCCCGGTGTTCTGGTGTCGCAGCAGGTTGGTACACGCAGTGATCCCGTTGATCACTCGCTTCTCCTGGCGGAACGGGCCATACAGGTTCCGGGTCATGTGCATCTGCTCGCGCCAGTACTTCAGATCCCACAGGATCGCGCAGTCATCGGCACGCAGGGTGTGGCTGGGCGAGTTCCACAGTCCCCAACCAACCTCCCTCATGGTCCTGGCCCGAGCATCAGTGGCCACCTCAGTCAGGGTGATCAAGGAGCACTGCTTCATCCAGCTGTCCAGATCTCGCTCCAGGGAGGCCACCGTGCGGTCATAGCGCGAGGAGCAGTGGATGTGTGTGAACGAAGGCAGCGTGGCCATGGCTAGATCCGGTAGATCCCTCGACCAGGGCGAGACTTGACCAGATCCACTGCATCCCTGAACGCCTTGGACTTGGTAGCAGCGGTCTCTCCGCGCCATAGCCACATCGTGGGCAGGCCGGCCTCATGGGCCGCCTCCAGCTTCTGTAGGCCAAAGTCCCTGGTCCCGGGCAGGGTCATGATCACCACATGGCAGCTCCCTGGAATGCCCTTCACGAACTCTCGATACCACCAGTGGGGGTCCAGATAGCACGGATGCCTGCCCTTGGCCTCGAAACAGGGGATCAGTGGTCCATGATTCACATCCCGACAGAAGACCGCTGCTTGCCTGGCAGTGAGTATCGGACGCGACACACCTTGGTAGCGCACCCGTAGCCGGCTCATCTGCTCATCGCTCAGCTTCCGACATGAGTGACTATCGTTGATGTGGTGTTTGGGGTCGTACCAGGCATCCTTCTTGGTGGGGTAGAGCTGGTGGTGCACGAACGGGGTCAGCTCCTTGTTCGGATTGATGTCCAGGTCGATGCCGTCCCATCTCTCCGTACGCGCTGCATCCCGGATTGACTCCCGATTGCACCCGTGCGCGTATGGAACACCCGTGGGCTTGTGGTACACGTGGCCATTGATCAGGGCCTTGGGCACTGTGAGCGCCATGTCATCCTCAGTGTTCTGTGTCAGTTCTGGTTAGCCTGCAGATGATGCCTCTTGGCGAACATCCGGATCGCACCTTCACTGACCCCGAGTACATGGGCGATCTCCACGTTGGTCAGTCCCTTGCTCTTCGCCTCCAGGATCGCATCCTTGTATCGCTGCATGGCCTTCTGACGCGCACTACCAGCCGCTCTGAGCTCCTTGGTCATCACACTCATGTCCCGACCTCTTTCTCCTGTTCAGTACGAGTCTTGCGTATCCGTAGCCGGACAGCTCCTCTGATCCATGCCGAGCGGGACATCTCCGGGTCCTTCACCTCATCGATCTCGGTGAGCATCCCGATGGGCAGACGCAGTTGAACCTGGGCAGTATTGGGCTGTGATTCCATATACACCAACGTACATCAACCCAGTCGTATGGACGCAACACATCCAGTCGTATGGACGTAGGTGTGTTGAGACGTGTCATGTCTAGTACTGAGTCTTCAGCCACTTCAGTGTGGTTATCTCCTCTGCGACGTACTTGTACCTGTCTGCGTTGCTACCAGCCCATTCCTCCAGACTGATCAGAGCTCCATCGAGGGCAGAGAGGATCTGCTGCCTCGTGGGCTCTGGCTCAGTCGCTGTCATCACAGATCTCCCAGACGGTGTGCTCCATGCCGTGATGCCGCCGTACACGTCCTGAGTCTCGCACGAAGCCACCATCGACCAGCTCCAGGCGACGAGGCCGTTCTGAGTTAGGACTGAGCCCCAACAGCTGCTGCAGCTCTGGATCAGTGGCCGGCCCACGCTTGAGCGCATCCAGGATCTGATAGCGCTGTGTGCCAGTCCTGGGGAGCACATAGACACTCGCAGCATGTGAGGTGCTCCGTTTGCCATTGAACGCATGCGCAGCACCCACACAGCTCTGACCTGGGGGATGGCATACCCATCCCGCAGCTCGTAGCCGCTTGGCGTAGTGCTCCTCCCAGGAGGGATCTGGGACGATCCTCATTCGCCATTCCCCGCGTCATACCGTTGCTCGGAGAGCAATCTCTCCTGACTGAGCCGGCGTGAGCCCAGGTCAGCCATCATCTTGGCCATCTCGATGAATGACCTCAGCTGCCCGGTACGAAACTTGTAGTAACCGCTACCTCGGATAACTCGTCTGTTCTGCTCCTCCCAGTGGATCAGCATGTCGATCTCCTTGGCCCGCGCGTAGTACGCGGCAGCCACCTCCATCAGGTCCAGGTAGAACCCATCGATCTCTAACGGAGGATCTGCTCTCCCCAAGATCACATCTGCATACCTCAGCAACTCGTCATGGAGATCATCAACACTCGGTAGTCCCTCAAGAACCTCTACATCTGTGAGCCTCCGAGTGAATCTCTTCACTTCAGGCGCTCGTACTTCAGGAATGATCTTCACCCGCCACCTCACTGGTTCCTGGGCACAGGGGTTCGTGAATCGAATCCCCGAACCGGCGCTTGCCTGGGTGCCGGCGGACCTTGCCTGATGCCATCACTGCGTTCCGTCCACACACTGGGCAAGGCGTCATCTTCGAGTTCGCCTCTGAGATTCCTTTACGCGACATGACTCACATCCCAGCCCAGGCGCTCCATCTTGCGCATCGTCTCTGGCTTATACGGGGCTGCCATGCCCTCTTCGAGCACATGTGCCGCCTTCTCGCTCTTGGCCCGCAGATAGGGCAGCACGGTGCTCAGCAGCACAGTGGCCTTCACTCCGGTCACCACCCACTTGTGCGAGACGCTGGTGGTGTCCACATGAGACTCGGTGCAGTGCTCGGCACACCTCACCCCGTGGTACTTGCGTTCGGTCTTCACCACGCTCGTTCCAGTGGCTTGGGCCAGTACCCGCAACACCTCTGGTGGCATCCCGTGCACACTGATCTGGGCGAGCTTGGTTCCACTCCCCGGAACCTTGCGTAGCTTGAACACACCCACTGCATCCAGCACGCCGGCGATGTACTCCACTGGGAGGTCATCCATCGATCTCACTCCACTCATGGATCCCCAGGCACCTATCCCGGAACGGGCAGGAGTTGTACCTCCAGCCCTTCTTGTCCAGGCAGTCGTTCAGTGGTTCGTACAGCCGCTTGGTCTCGATGGCCTCCCAGATCTGGTTGGCTGACCCCATGGCATCCTCGATCGGCAACTCATCGCGCTTGATCGGGATCTCCTTGTACTCCTGGTTGTCCTTGCACTCATAGATGAAGACACCCTTCTCCCGCCCCGTGCACAGCATGTAGGTGGCCATCTGGTACAGGTGCGGGATCATCGGCCCGAAGGTCTGCACCCGGCTGAAGCCATTCATGTTGGTCGACTTCAGCTCCAGCACTGACTCCTCGTAGAGCACTCCATCCATGGTCCCGGAGAGTTGGTATGGGTTGGTTCCTACCGATACCTCCGCATGTGGCAGCCAGCCCTCGGTGATGCCGGCCATCTGCCACCTCAGGTGCATGAACGAGCCGTTGGACACCTTCATCGCGTTCTTCGCGTCCATCGGGAGCTTTTCCATCCCCGCGAAGGTGAACTGCTGCTCGCGTTTGCACTCACCCAGGGAGGAGGCACTCACTGTGCCCTTGCGCACTCGATCGCCCTTGGTCAGCTCTCTCTGCGCGAACTTGAGGGCTTCCTCACTGAAGATCGGATGATCATCCTTGGTCACCCAGGCGTCGTGTCTCCTGCTGACCACCAGCCCGGGGTCATTCATCTTCAGGGTCTCTGAGAATCTCATCCCGGATACACCCGGACTTCGGTGTCGAAGGGCTCATCGAGGATCTCGATCTCCATGTGCCGACCCCTGTCGCGAAACTTCAGCGCGACCACGCCATGGTTCTCGGCTACGGTCTTGTCGATGGCCGTCCTGATGTAGGCGTCCTTCTTCTTCATCTGCTTGGCCATCCGCATACCTTGCTGGAAGTCCATCAGGTCACCTCCCCCGCGAGCAGGGCATGGGCCTGGGCCATCTGCACCTGGATCCCCATCACCTGCAGGGCCTGCTGGGTCTGCGCCACCGGCAGGTCCTGGGCTACCTCCTTGAGGATCAGCTCAGCCTGCTTTCGGTGCTCTCCGGGACTCATCGCGTCCTCGGTCCGTAGTGCTCGCTCAGGTAGGAGTCAGGGCCCTGGTACAGCGGCTTGCCGTCCAGATGCGTGGTGACATAGCCCATGGTCAACAACCCGTTGTCGAACGCCGGCTGGGAGTGGGCCACGTTGTGGTGCTCACGACACAGGTACAGGTGGTGGTAGGTCTCCCCAGCCTCGTCCAGGATCTTTCCACCCCGCGCCCTGGTCACCTTGTGGTGCAGCTCGGCCGGCTCCTTCCCGCAGGCGTGGTACAGGCCTTCGGGCTTGCTGGCGCTCTTGATCAGCACCATTGCCTCACAGTGGGACATTTCTCTCTTCCTTCCTTCCGTGGATCAGGGTGACCAGACACCCTGACTTGTTCAGGTGACCGAGGATGCCGGTCAGTGACTCGGGGGTTCCGTCGTACTCCTTGAATCCGGAGATGGAGGCGGTGGCAGATCTCTCAACCAGGTCATCGAGACTGGCAAAAGGTTGGAGTCCAGCAAGCTTGGTTGCTGAGATAGCTCCCACACCGTCGATGCTCTGAAGCCCCTTGCGGATCGCACCACGGCGGTCGTCGATGGAATAGCTGGCTGTTGAAGTATTGATCTCAGGGCTGAGAACTCGGATGCCCCTGCGTCGAGTCGTCTGTATGTACCTGTTCTCCTTCTTCGACTCTCCCTCGCTCGCAACGCCCAGGAGAGCGGTGTGGTACTCAAGCGGATGCCGAGCCGCAAGATAGGACGCGCGGTACGCAGTGATGCCGTACACAGTGGCGTGAGCACGGTTGAAGCCGTACTCAGCGAAGCCCGCAATGGCATCGTGAAGGTAGTTCTGATCCTCATAGGTCATCCCGATCTCGTCGCACCGCTGCTGGATCCAGGCCTGGTACGTCTCGATCACAGCACCGGCATCACCAATGTCCTTGTTGGAGGCCTTCACAGCCTTCAAGAAGGTGGTCAGGTCATCTGCTCCCATCCCTAGTCCCCGGAGCACGTCGATGACCTGCTCCTGGTACAGCATGATCCCGTGGGTGTCCTTGGTGACCTTGCTGATCAGCTCGTGTCGTTGGGGTATCTCAGCTTCCTTGTGCTTGCGTGCGATGAATGCTCTGGTCGCACCCGTGTTCATCGTGGCCGGCCGGAACAGCGCCATCGCTGCGATCACGTCCTTGATCGCGCCTGGCTTCAGGTCCCGCAGTCCCCACTTCGTGGACTTGCCCTCCAGCTGGAACAAGCCATCGGTCTGGCCACCCCTGATCAGCTGATAGGTAGGCCCGTCCCGGTACTCAATGTCCGCAATGCGAGAGATCGGCATGTCCAGCAGGCGCATGGTGTGGTCCAGGATGGTCATCGTCTTGGACCCGAGCGCGTCCAGCTTGACCAGGCCCAGTGCCTCGATCTGGTCCTTGGAGTACTGGGTGACGAAGCCACCGGAGTGTGCACCACGAGCCATCCAGGCCATGGGCACCAACTTGTCGAACTCCACCGAGGTACTGGTCAGCACGATGCCAGCAGCGTTGGTGCCCATCCCCTTGTAGAGGTGTCTGTTGGATAGAGACATAAGCATATCCCTGTCCTCAGTGGGTACCTCAGACCATGAGGTGGCACCCTCATCCTTCTTCCCGGAGGCGGTGAAGTAACGAACCCTCAAGGACCCTCGCTGGGTCGCACCGAACTCGTCCTCGGTGTCGTTCAGTGAGTACGTGGCCCACGAGCCGATCTGATGGGCAGTGAATCGTGTATCAAGCATCGCGAGGAGCTCATCACGACGGTCGTGGGCCACATCAAGGTCCACATCAGGTGGCTTGGTCCGGTCCTTGGACAAGAACCGCTCGAAACGTAGGTCCCACTTGATCGGGTCCACATTGCTGATCCCGAGCAGCCAGCACACCAGCGATCCAGCAGCACTGCCACGGGTCTGGAACATGATGTCTTGCTCGCGTAGCCAGTCGGTCACCTGGGCCACCAGCATCATGTAGCCGGCCATCCCCGCCGCTTCGATGGTCACCAGTTCCTCGTCCAGCTGGTACCAGTAGCGCTTCGGCAGACCCAGTTCTGCGGCAGCCTCGTGGACCCGCAGGATCATCGCCCGCTGCGGGTTCTCTACTACCTCCGGTACCGAGTAGGAGTAAGAGTCAAGGACAGGGATCGAGAGTGTGTGGCGACCGAGGAGATCTGCCAGTCCTTCCATTCCTCGCGCAAGCCGATGTTCACTGTGATGGTCTTCGATCCATCCGGCATCTGCCACATGGAACCCATCTCCGGGGAAAACAGCGTCGTCTGGGTCTGGGCCGAAAGCGACCAGGCGCTTGAGGCCCTCGTGGTCAGCCCGGTCTTCCTGATCCAAGTAGTGTGCGTCTTGCGTGAGGACGACCGGGAAGCCAGCCGTCTGGGCCAGCGCCACCATCGCATCAGCCAGTTCCTCATCACCAAGCCCGTCCTCATGAGTGATGTGATGATTCTGCACCTCCACATACACGCTATCCGGGAACCACGACGAGAGCGTGTGCAGGAACTGGAGAGCCGGCTGCTCGCCGGCGCTGATCAGTGTCTGGGCCAGGTACCCGAAGAAGCAGCCAGTGGTCACCGCGAGGCCCTCAGTACGCCCATCCTGGGCCAGCTGAGCCAGCATCGCGTAGTCCACCAGTGGCTTGTAGTGGTGGTTGCGGTGACTCAGCGTGGACAGGTTCACCAGGTTCTCGTAGCCCTCGGTGGTGAAGGCCACCACACCGAGGTGGTACATGGTGGCCTTCACCGCCTTGTTCACCCGGTCTGCTCGGTACTGCGCCGTGTCCGGCACGAAGTACAGCTCTGAGCCCGGGAACGGGGCGATCCCCGCCTTCCTACAGGCCTGGTACAGCTCCACCGAGGCAGCCATGTTGCCATGGTCGGTGATCGCGAGGGCCGGTTGGCCCATTCGGGAGACCTTGGCCACGATCGCCTCTACCGTGGGCATCGCGTCGTTCACCGAGTATCGCGAGTGCGTGTGCAGTGACCACCAGTTGCTGGCCGGCCTGGGGATGACCCTGAATGTGGGGATGATTCTCATGCCATCACGTTTCTTGTGGATGCTCGTTACGCAGGAAGTAGGTAGGGCCCGGTCGGGGGGACGCCTGGCCCTACCTACGCTCTAGGAGTGGACTCCCACTAGGAGTGGACTCCCACTAGGAGTTGAGCTCCATCAACCAGTTGACCACACCATCGGTGGTGGTGAGCGTGGCCGGCGGGGTGAGATTCATGTCCTGCTTGATCATCACCAGGAGCTCCCCGTGCTCCATCTTGCGGAGCTCCTCCTCCCGATAGACCTTCTCGGGCTTTGGCTCAAAAGGGGGCTCATCACTCCCCACCTGTGCCGGGGCCGGCGCGATCGTGGGACGAGCCGTCCGAGCTGGCTGAGGCGGAGGAGACTGCTGGGCACCGTCACCCCACTGCTCCTCGTAGGTCTCGGCCAGCATCGCCTCGATGTCCTTCAGGTCGTACTTCGAGGGATCCACCGGTGTCGGGGTGCCACCATCAACGTCGAAGTCGTAGCGGTCCCCGGAGGTCTTGTACCGGGTGATCGTGTAGTCGCGGTCGGTCACGGTGCCGAACCGGGAGTACCTGTTCTTCAGCTTGTCCGCCACCGCAGAGGCCACCTTGTAGACGTTGACGTACTCCTGACCGTTGAACGAGCTCAGCACGTTGAACCCGACCCTCCGAGTCACCTTGCTCATCCGCTCGTTGTCACTGCGACAACCTGGGCAGTCCTCGATCGGGTCCTGTGGTGAGCGAGGGCACGGGAAGCTGAACCCGCTGGGGTTGAAGTGCTCCCACCAGTAGGTCCAGTCATCGGGGTCCTGCAGGATCCGGAAGGTGGTGTCCCCGTCGCGGAGGTACTTGATGAAGTCCCCGCCGACTCCTCCCCTGCTCGGCTCTTGCTCTGCTTCCTTGGCGCTCTTTCCAAACCTCATCATGCGTTCCTTACTGCGTCGACTACTTGGTTCACGGTGTACATGACGCTCTTGTTGACGTGGCCCACGGCCCTGGTCCTTGCGTCTTCGGCTACCTCACCTGGACGAAGCTTTGTCGTGGCTTCGTACTTGACCCATGACTTGTCCCGACCGACGCTGATCTCGTGGGTCACACCCACCAGGATTTGATCGCCGGGGAACAGCTCATAGGCCCCTGTTGCTCTCATGGTTGGTTCGTTCATGCCTTCTTCTTGCCTCTCTTTCTCGGGACTGGCTGACCGAAGTAGGTGGCCAACTCATCCACATCCTCGGGGGTATAGCCCCACACGTGCAGATCACCAGAACGGGCCGCCTTGCTGGGGCCCTTGAAGCGCTTGCTGCCATCCTCGTTCTTCTTGCGCGCCAGCCGGCGAATGGTCTCGATGCCCACGTCGAAGTGCGCCGCCAGATCCTCAGCGGTCAACAGACCTTCGGTACGAAGAGACTCCGCCAGTCGGGTGGCTGGAGCCTTCCGAGGAATCCGGTTCACCTCCGATGCATCAACGATCTGTGACTTCCCCATTGCTCTCCTCAGCTCGATCGGTCTCGGTGTACTTCAGGTGCGGCTTGTTCGGTCGCAGGGTGACGCACTGACTCACGACCGTCTTGTCGACCTCGCCGGCGTCCATCGCCCGCTCCATGGCGCGTCGGTCAAGGACTCGCTTGGTGTACCGGTCGTAGACCTTGGCCCGGAGCATCTTGCGGAGCCTGGGCTCGTCGATCACGGTGGTATGCGCCTGTACATAGGTCAGGGTCTTGTTCGCACCACCCTCGGACCACCGGTAGTTCTTGCGCTGATCCCGCTCCATCTGCTTGATCAGCCGGGCAGCGTGGTTGTCCAGATTGGCCTGTGCCTCATCGAGTCGTGCACGCGCTTCCAGGTAGTTCTCTACGAGTTCGTCTTCCATGGACTCACTCTATGCTGGCCAGACCTGTAGATACAAGATCATGGACGACATTCCTGCGGCGATCTACTCCGATGTCATCGATGTCCTTGCCCCAGCTCGCCGGCCAGCTCAGCCGGGACACCAGCCGGTGCTTGAAGGCACGCTCGGTGTCTCGATAGGCAGCCCAGCCGGCGTCGTCGCGGTCATAGCAGGTGTAGACGTACTCCGGGTCGATCCGGTCGATCAGCTTGACCTGGGCGGGTGACAACCTGGATCCGTAGATCGCGAAGGCATCCACGCCCACGTTCCAGAGCGCGATCGCATCCAGCGCACCCTCGACCAGGACTACCGCTGAGCGAGCAGATGGTGTGTAGTTGAAGAGCAGGCTCCCCACGTCGATACCGGTTGGGTACAGGTACTTCGGTCCATGCGCTCCCAGCGCCCGTCGTACCACTCCCAGTACCTGGCCGGTGGGGTCCCGCAACGGGTAGGTGAGCGTGTTGGTACTGGCATCCGATCCGAGACGGAAAGCACGTGCCGCCGTCTCACCTACCCGGTTCAGCCAGTAGGGGTGGACCTCGCCGGCATCCCATCGATTCAGCCAGGCCTCGGGGTAGATCGTCCCCTCGGACAGCTTGTTGTCCAGCCAGAGCTTCATGGAGTGGTAGTCGGGCTCGGCCAGGGCTGCCTCACCGGTGAGGTCACCGTGCGCGTGGCAGGTGTAACAGACCCAGACCTTCTTGATGATGTTCACCGACGCACTCGGTCGCGAGTCCCCGTGTTCGGGGCACAGGAAACTTCGTTCCACACCCCTTCCGAAGCGGAGAGCTTCAGCCAGCGTGTATGCCCTCATGCGACCGTCTGCAGGTAGTGATGCTCACCGTCGCATTCGTCGAGGGTGCACACCCATGTGTGCCCTCCTATGTCCTGGAAGAGTGCATGTTGGTCGTCTGTCTGGGATGAGCAGTCTTCTATACTCATAGCTTGTCCTTGCTCTTGATGACCCGTAGTTGGGGTGGGGGTGAGGCACCTTCGACCAGAGCCTCGGCGTTCGCTACGAGATCCTCAGCCTGGACAGCACTGATCTCGGTGTAGACGCCGGTGTTCGGGTCGAAGGTTGTGTTGAAGTAGATGCCGCTGGGCCCATGCCGGTTCTTCTCCAGTGAGAAGAAGGTGGCCACGTTCTTGGGCCTGGCTCGCATCGTCAGCACCACATCCCCGTCCTGCCCGAGGGCATCGGACTGGGCCAGGTTCTTGACCTTCGGTGGTGCCATCCCGGTTTCGCCGTCACGGTTGATCTGAGCAGCACAGAGCAAACCGGTGCCCTGTGCCAAGGCGATCGTCTTCAGCGAGTTGCTGATCCTGGCCATCACTCGCCAGTCGTCGATCGCCGCTCCGCCACCGTCCTGGGACATGAGCCCCACGTAGTCGATGACGGAGAGCTGGTACTCCCCAGCGCGGGCTGCTACCTCTGATGGTGATACCGGTCCGTCGACCGGTGTGTGCACGTCCAGACCGCCTCCAGTGGCCTCCAGACGCTCTCCCAGCTCCCCGATGAACTTCCGGTACACAGCACGGTCCACGCGCCGGCTACGGAGGTTGTCCAGGGTGATGGTGGCGTACCCCAGCTCAGTGGCCAGAGAAGCATGAAACCGGGCCCTGACCTCTGCCTCGCTCATTTCGAGGGAGTAGAACAGGACCCGGTTTCCGGTGAGCACCGCGTGCTTGGCGAACGAGGTCAGGTGGGCGCTCTTTCCCTGACCAGGTCGGGCAGCCACGTACCAGAGGTTGCCAGCCATGATCCCCCCGGTGTGCCGCTGCAGCGTGGTGTACGGGAGCTCCACCCGGTACGGCCTGGTGTCCCACTCATCCAGGTGGTGGGCATCGGTGAGCAGGTTGTGTGGCTTGGCCAGTGCCCGTTTGGGTCTGGCCTCACAGAGCAGGTCGTAGGCCGCACTGGTCTCCCCGAGGTGGATCAGGTCCATCGCCTCGGTGATCGCCGTGGTCATCCGCCGGCGGTTGGCTGCCTGGTGGACCATGTCCGCTGCCGAGCGGATCTCGGTGTGGGCCGAGAACGGGAACGAGGAGAACTTGTGCCCGAAGATGTCCCGAGTGGGTTGGGCCGCATAGGTCTCGACGTAGTTGACGAGCCAGTTGTACTCATCGGCATAGCCCTCGAAGTCGTGGATGGAGATCCCGTACTGGGTCTCCTCCCCGACGCCTGAGTTGTTGATCAGGGCTGAGATCAACAATGCCTCGGCGGATACTGCTGGCACGTGGATGCTCCCTTGTCTGGCGCTCGTCCATGCGTAGCAAGGTCTGGGCCACACATATATGATTGTGTATACGCTCTAGTGAGCTGTACTGCAATAGCCTGGCTAGGCTGATCTTCGATAGAGTGGCATCTGGTTGTTGTCCGGCCAGGTCCAGTGCCGTCGTCCGATCCGGTCAATGACCAGGACCCCACCGTTGTGCTCGCAGGGTGCCTTGGTATCGCAGATCGAGCAGTACCGCTTGATGATCTTGATTCGAGGGGCGTCCGGGTAGCAGGTCTTGCACGGGCGGACGAAGACCTCGTTGAGGTCAGCGGAGATCAGGTCGTGGGGTTCACCCTTGGCCGGCTTCTTCCTGAGCTGCTTGCAGTCTGGGACCCGATGGAACCGAGTGCGATGCTCCGGGTCATCCCGGAGCCAAACCGTGGGCATCGCTTGACGCTAGCACCGCGAACAGACATACGACAGAGCTGGCTAGACATCTCCCATGAGGTCGTTCAGGACCGAGGTGACCAGGTGTGCCACCCCGAAGGTGAAGGCCATCATCAGGCCCAGGATGAGGACCACGGAGACGATCGCCAGGATGAGATCCCGACCCCATCGCCAACGCACTGCTACCCCCTGGGCATGAAGGAGGCCCCCTCAGGAACATCCACGGACCAAGGGGGCCACCTGTGCTTGACCTGAAGGTGAGTCAGGCCTAGCGTGCGAGCTATCGGACTACGCAGTAAGGAGATCGTACCCCATGAGTAACTGATCATCACTGCGAGCGCCCATGCGGTGAACATGAGGACGCGATGACCGAAGCCAGCGGCCGGCTGACCCCCGTGCTCTAACCCTCGTTGCAGAGCCACTGAGCCGTGGCCTGACGAGCCACAGCCCGATTGGCGCGGGCAACCCCCTTGGGGGGATAGGGGGGAGAAGAACCGTGCGCAGCTCCTGGGCTCCCTCGGAGCCACATGGCTAGCAGTACTCATAGGACCCCATCAGAGTCCGAAGGCCGGAGGCGCTAGCCGGAGGCCGAAGGGCTCTGGGGGTCGTCAAGGTTCCCGTTCTTCTTCTTGGCCAGACCAGCTCTACCAGCTAGGTAACCAGCTAGCAGCCCGATCAGAGTGTTGATGATGTCAGCCAGGTTCCTAGCTGCAGCAGTTGGATCGATGTCGGTGAAGAAGATCATGCAGGTCACCATGATCATGGACAGGAAGATGTAACCAACAACAGTGATTGCGATGACCAGGATCAGGATGTCACTGGTAGGTCTGTTCCCGAAGAAGTTCCTCATCTGGTTCTACCTTCTCCGGACAAATGGAACACATAGGAGAACGATGATGATGATGACTCCAATCAGAGTCAGCAAGTGGTAGATCTCTTCACTCATGATGGACACCTCCTCTACCTCCACGGTAGTGAGGTGGTCTTCTCGGATAGGTATTGACTTGGTATGTATAGTATGAGATACTATATATATGTTCGCGCAAGTAGCGAAGATCCCGATGGGAAAGCTGTCAGAGATGACCTCCTGGCCTTAGTCAGCTACCAACAGGTAGTCCCAAAGGGTTAGCGAACCGTGAACAAGAAGGTCAACACAGATCTTCTCGGGGTCACTCGAAGCAAGGTCATCGTTAGGATGACCGAAGACCATCTTTGGATGGCATCGATACCCCCGAACAGGCCAGACTCAATCAGTGGGTCTGGCCCTTGTGCTTGTGTATAGTATTTGATATACTAGTTACACGTGCCTTAGATAGTCACGTGCAGATAACCCCGATTCGGGAGGAGCTCGCTCTCCCCGGCTCGGGGTCTTTTCATGTCCAAAGCAACCTCGGAAGGACGAACATGCAGGACGAGCAAGAGATGAACCAGGACCAGCCAGGACCGACGGTGAGTCCAGTACCAACTGATCGACTCACGGCGCTGTGTGAGGAGATGTGTGAACCCCTGGCCTACCAGGAGAACGAAGATGTGTTCGGGATCGTGCTCCTGAAGGATGCCGACGACGGTGCCATCGTCACCCATGGGTACGAGGACCAGAAGGATGCTCTTCGGGACCTGATCATGCACCTCCAGCAGATGTTCCGGGCGATGGGCAAGGACATTGAGTTCATCGGGATCGATGTTCCCGGGGAGGAGTCATGAGTGTGCGGGAGATGACGCGGCGCAACTACCTGACGATCAAGGCCACCATCATCACTGGGACGGACGTGTTCTCTGCCATCGAGGCGGTCGCGTCCACTGCCATCGAGCACCCCGAGTGGAACATGGATGAGCGCAGGACGTGGGACGAGTGGGAGAAGGAGTCATGAGGGAGCAGAAGCTGACTCGTGGGCAGTCCATCCTTGGCTTCGACTCCACCGAGGAGATGCTCGGCTACATGGCCGAACAGGAGGAGAAGGCCATTGCCGAAGCACTATCGGAGCAGTGGGCGATCACCTGGGGTGACTACGTGGTCAGGTTCATCGACGACCTGGTGATCTGGGGTGAGCTGGAGACCCAGGTCGACGTGGTGGAAGACGCCGGTGGTGAGGATGAGGAGGAGACCAGGTACGAGCTGGAACAAATCCTCGACTCACATGGTCGGGGCTATCGCACTGGAAAGTGGTTCTCGGAGGTGGAACCGACCGGGGAGTACGGATCGGCTCACGTAGTGACCCTGTGGAAGATCACCAAGGAGGAGTTCGAGACCGCCGGCGAGAACGACTGGCACATCTGGCCAGAGCTGGTCCAGAAGCTGGCCACCGAGATGGACGCAGCAGCCACTGGGAGTGAATATGAGTAAGCAGGACAAGCAATGGGATCAGGTGGATCGCAAGGTACTCGACGATGTGGCCAGGGTGGGGTGGTCAGACATGGCCATCTTCCCCACCAAGGATGAGCCGGGGCTCCCGTTCAACTACACGGTGGGCCTGTGCGAGATGGACCATCCCGAGATCCTGGTGATGGGCATGGATCCCAAGCAGATGCACGGGCTCCTCAGCTGGGTCGTGGAGCAGATCAGGAACGGAGTCAACTACCAGCCGAACACCTACTCCGAGGAGGTGCTGGCCAACGGGTTCCACGTGGCCTGGGTAGAGGTGCTGGATGTGCACCACGAGGACTTCCCGTTGAACATGGCTACGCGCCTGTTCGGGGATATCTCAGCAATCCAGCTCATCTGGCCTGACCAGAAGGACAGGTTTCCCTGGCACGTGAGCTTCGACTCCAGGTACAAGGACCGTCAGGTGCTCACTGGGCCCTGGATGGGTCCTCTGGAGGTGGAGTGAGTGCAGGTGTTCGCAATCTGCAGTGCTTTCCTCACCGGAATGCTCCTGCTCGGGATCGTTCTCCTGGTCTGGGCCCCATGATGGGCTCAGAACGGCAGAATCCGTACCACTGTGACGAGTGTGGTCAGCAGCTCGGTCACGACCTGGATTGCCCGAAAAGGCCCTCCACGGAGGCTCTAAAGTAGCGTTTGTAGTGGATTTAGTGCCCTAAATAGGCTATAATAGAGTCAACGGGCGTAAGCATGCCCACAAACCCGGTGTATCCAAGCACCGGTCAGGAAGGCCCTCCAGCTTCGGCTGGGGGGCCTTTTTGCATGCCACAACCATGAAGGAGATTGAAATGGTATTCACCAACCCCGAGGACCTGATCAACGCCACCCTGGCCAAGGTCAACCCTCACGCAGTAGTGGTCCCCACCATCGCGGAGCAGATGGAGGACCTGATCTACCCCGGACGTACGGTCGAGTTCCGGACCGAGTCCGGCTCGCTCTACAGTCTCACCATCTTTCAGAACAAGCCGGTCGAGCTCCACAAGGTGGAGCACGGTGGTCCCGGTGGGATACGGAAGATCGCCACCGGCGAGGTGGTCGGGATCCGGGACCGCAAGCGCGGGGTCAGCGGCATCCGGATCGAAGAGCCTGGTGGCCGGACCTACACGACCTCGGCCATCATGAAGATCTGGCTCGCCTACGACGCCATCGCCGGCGAGAGCCACCAGGAACCCTGATCGGTTCCACCAGCCCCCAGGCACAGATGATCTGGGGGCTTCTGCACGACCGAGAGGAAGATGTATGACAGTACGCACCACCAGCTACAAGGTGGGCATCACCTACTGCATGAACAACGTGGTCTTCGTGCACGATCACGAAGACGCGCACTCAGCGTGTGCTGAGTACGCACAAATGCTGTTCGAGGCCATCGAGCCTACGAACAAGGAACCAGAAGCGAGACACATACGGATGGTCTCGTTGGTCGGTTTCGACGACTCGAGCGACATCACTCATCACTTCAACTCGCCCGTCTTTCCCTGCAAGCACAACTGGAAGGAACCAGCATGACCTTCAACACTGCTCTGGCAGTCAAGGTTCTCGCCCACATCGAGGACCTGAACGAGTACGACACCAACCACCGCCACGACCAGGCTCTCTGGAGCACGGTCTCGTTGCCACGAAAGACCTTCGAGAAGGTCTTCGACAAGGAGACTGGAGCCCTGGCTGGCTACGGTTCCTGTGGCACTGCCGGTTGCTTCGCCGGCTGGACCATGCACCTGGAAGGGATCGCGCTGCACTACCACGTAACTGAGGCACCCGGGTTCGCGCGGTTGCTCGGCTACTCGAAGAGCGATGTCCTGTTGTTCGCGGATGAGGCCATGGACGGACGCTCGGTCTCGGTAGCAGCCTGTGAGGCACTGGGAGTCCACATCCCGGTGATCGACCCTGAGTGCTACCACGAGTACGAGGACTACGGTCGCGACACGGACTGCTCGTGCGAGCTGAACCAGCCGCACTGGAACTACGAGGAGTCGATTCCAGATCTGTTCAACGGTGGGAACACCCTGAGCCAGATCTACGAGTACGTCGCGGTGTACGCCGCTCTCACGCTCGGTGAGCTCCACAACATGGTCGCGGACGAGCGCGAGAAGTACGTCTTCGACCCCGAGCAGTGGAGCTTCGTGGAGAAGGAGCAGGTGATCGAGCCAGCTCAGATCTGATCACTCGGGAATCTCGGAACGATACTGGAGGTATCACATGTAATACAGTAAATGAATGGGAGTCCAACACCGGACTCTCTCATCCATGAAAGGGATGACGCTTATGGCTTCGGCCAACCGCACCACCCGGCGCAAGACGCCGGCTTCGCCCCCTGCTCGTCGGAGTTTCGACGCAGGGAAGTACACCAAGGGCTTCGAGGAGCTCTTCGCTGCCGACCTCAAGGTCGACATCGATGTCCAGCGTGCCACCGACCCCAACTGGCTGGACCGGTTGGAGGCGGCCTGGGATCCCAAGAAGGTCGGGATCATCATGGTGAGTCGTCGTACCAACGGCGACTGCTACATCATCAATGGCCAGCACCGCACGGTGGTCGCACAACGCAGGGATCCCGCAGCCATCATGGACTGCGAGATCTTCGAGGGCTTGTCGGTCGAGGAAGAGGCCGACATGTTCCTGGACTACAACACTCACCAGAAGCCGATCAATGTGTACGACAAGTACCGCATCGCGCTGAAGGCGAATCGGCCCATCGAGATTCTGATGGCCACCGCAGCAACCATGCGTGGGTTGGAGTTCAGCAAGTCCAAGGGCAACCGGTCGATCTCGGCCGTGGCGTCCTGTCGACGGATCATCACCAGGTGGGACTCGTCCGAGGCGAGTCTGGCTGCTGGTGAGACGCTCACGGACCTGCTGGGGAACACCCTGACCTACGCAGAGATCGCCTTCGGGGCACACCCGTGGGTCTGGGACGGGAACCTGCTCCAGGCGATCGCCCAGGTGATCCACCACAACCGGTCGAAGCTCGACTACGACCGGCTGGTGGACAAGCTGCGAACCAAGCACCCCGACGAGTGGCAGGCGCTCGGGATGCTCGGGGTGAAGGGTGGCGGCGGCTCGGTGTCCCGCTCCACCGCGATGGCACGGATGATCGTCGCGGAGTACAACAAGCGGCTCAGCCCAGCGAACAAGCTGAAGTGAGCCACAAGGGGTCCCCGGGATGGGTCATATCCCGGGGGCCCCACACTCATTCAAGATTGGAGAAACATGACCAACAAGGACTACACCGCAATAGCAATGCTCATCGACCGCTCCGGATCGATGCTGACCACCCGTGAGGACGCCGTCGGAGGCATGGCGACGTTCCTCAAGGAGCAACGTGAGGTACCGGGCAAGTGCACGGTACGGATCTCGCAGTTCGATGACCACTACGAGGTGGTCTGCGAGTCCATCCCAGTGGCCGAGGTCAAGAACCCGGATCTGGTTCCGCGCGGATCGACCGCGCTGCTGGACGCCTGGGGCCGGCTGATGACTGAGTTCGGGGAGGAGCTGGCTGATCTTCCCGAGGACGAGCGTCCCGAGAACGTGATCTTCGTGGTGATCACTGATGGCCACGAGAACTCCTCGCGAGAGTGGACTCGTGATGCGCTGTTCGAGGCCGTCACCGAGCAGACCAACAAGTGGGGCTGGAAGTTCGCCTATCTGGGTGCTGACCAGGACGCGGTCACCGTCGGTGGTGGCTACGGGGTCGCTGCGGGGCAGACGATGTCCTACTCAGGTGACTCCGCCGGTACCAAGTCGGCCTACGCCGCCACCAGCGCAATGGTGACCAACACCCGCAAGGGAGACAAGGACGCAGACCTGAGCGATCCGACCAGCTGACTGAGATCACATAGCGGGGCCCCTGGTTCGCCGGGGGCCCTGCTCCATGTAGGAGGGGGAACAGATGAACAAATGGCTAGAACCGGAGCAGATCGAGCCGTTCTGCGAGGACTGGGACGCCGGCATGACGCTGGCTCAGCTCGCGGAGAAGTACCAGATCAACAGCGTCAGCAACGTCAGCCGCGAAGCGCAGCGACAGGGTCTACCTAGTCGTTGGAGCGGTCGTGTCACCGAGTACGAGGTGCGTCTGAGTGGTGGTCGGTGGGTCACCCGAGGTGGCATCAAGCGATGGGTCACATGGTCAGAAAAAAGTGAAGCGAGACTAGGAGCATAGGGGTGGATCTGGTGTTCGACATCGTGGAGATGATCTTGAAGTTAGTGTGGCTGATCGGCATCACGCCGGCAGCCGTTTTCTTTGTCCGGAAGGTCGCAGCCAGACCAGAGACGGAGCACCACTGCTCTCGGTCGGGGAGCACTGACACTGAGCTCTGCAGAAAGCACCACATGGAGGGCTGCTTGCAGACGAGAACGGTGGATGACCCAACGCCTCGGCTCAAGCACCTGGTGCCGGCGTTCCCGATGGCCCTGCTGTGGCCGTTGATGTTCGCAAGTATCGCCGTCCTGCACGTCGCGGGTGGCACGACTCGGAGCACCAAGCAGGAGGTCACCGAGAAGCAGCAACGGGAGTTCGAGCTGCACGAGGTCCAGAAGATCAATGCGGACTACGAGGAGGCGCTCAAAATCGGGCCGTACAAGCCCGATGTCCTCGACCTGGCGGAGAGGTGCCACGACCTCCAGGAAAAGCTCCAGAACACCCAGAAGAAGGCCGCAGACGATGCGTTGAACGCTGGTATGGAGCGTCAGGAGCTGCAAGCCAAGGTACGTCGCCTGGAGGCTGCCTCCGAGAACCGCTGGTTGGCTCCTGATCCACCGCCGGTGCCCCTTGGGGAGTACTTCCGCAAGCCGATCACCAGGTACGAGAGCGATCGCTTGTACGAGGAAGAGAGGTCCCGCAAGCGTCGGGGCTACTGAGATCGCACGGCCCCTGCCCACGAACCTTTCCAAGGGGTGGATCGCGTGGGCGGGGGTCGTGCTGCCATGTCATGAAAGGAATCAGATGGAACAACCAGAACTACTCCCGATCCGGGAGAAGGTCATCGAACACCAATGCGTGTGCCTGCTGATGCACGAGCACACGTCGACCCAGGGAGTAACCAGGACGCTCACCGACAAGTGCCACGCGATGGTCGCGTCACCCGACGAGCCCTTCTGCGTCTCGTGTGAGGCCAACGGACACCCCGAGCGCCCACAGTTCGTGCCCCTCAACGACCCAAGGAGGAGAGAGAAGTGACCATCAGCACAAGACTGCTGGTGATAGCGCTGACGATGGCTGCACTCATCTACATCCCACTGTTGTGGTGGCTGCTGTGATGAGGGGCGAGCCGATGTACTACGGCATGGACGGCCAGCCGATCTCGATGGAGGAGTGGGCAGCGCTATTCGAGGATCCTGCACAGAAGATCGTCGAACAGACCGAGCTACCTGGTGGCTGCTTCGTGTCCACGGTGCTGCTCGGGATCGACCACAACTTCCTAGAAGGTGGGCGTCCGATCATCTTCGAGACGATGGTCTTCGGCGGCGAGAGCTCCGTCGACCTCGACTGTGTCCGGTACTGCACCAAGGAAGAGGCGGAGCTCGGCCACCAGGTGATGGTCACGAAGTGGACTGGCTGGACACCAGGCGATCCACCTCCAGAGGGTGCTGAGCCTTCCTTTCTGACCCAGCTCCTCACCGCGTTGGACGACGCCAACACTGGGAGGCCTACCTCCGATGAGGACTCGTTCAGAAATGACGCGATGGTCGTGATGTACCCGAAGGACTCACCACTAGCCAAGGAGGAAGAGCCATGACCACTTTCTATCAAGGCCGGCGCTGGGACGCCCCGATGGCCGATGACGCGGTGCTGGCAGATCTCACCGGACTGACCTGCGGGATGTGTCAGGAGAAGATCGAGTACGACGAGGACGCGATGCGGATGGGCGGCGTTTTCCACACCGAGTGCTTGCTCCGGTCCACGCTCGGGGACGTGCCCCACCTGGAGCGTCGCTGCCTGTGCTTCGGAGGCAGTGACCACGACGAGAAGGGAAGCTACCGAGAAGGGGCAAAACGTGCTGTCGCCTGGCTGATCGAGCACCACCGGGGCCGATGGAAGGAGATGACCCGATGAGTGAGAACGAGGACGAAGAACCCCTGGTGCACATCTGTGAGGTGTGTGGTGCCCAGGAGATCCTGACCCCGCACCAGGCGTACGACAAGGGCTGGGACTATCCGCCGATGATGGCGAACTTCAAGATCCTGTCGCCACGGACCTGCCCGAAGTGTGGGATCGATCAGACGCTGTGGTGGCGGATCGTGGTCAGCAAGATCGACAAGGAGAGCCTGACCACCGAGGACCTGGCCCTCATCGAGCGGGTCAACAACGAGCCGGACTCGATTCGCGCTCCCCAGGAGGAGCTCGATGGATGAGGAACGACTGGCCAACGAGCTGGTAGCAGCTGGTGCGTTGTTCGCCGTGCTCTCTAGATCCGAGCCCACGGTCACCGTCGTACGCATCGTGGAGGGCGAAGAGACCGCTGCACTCATAGTCCGGTTCCCGTTCCTGCACACGCCGTACCGAGTGACGGTCACGATGGCCCCCGAGGAGAAGCAGGTGGAGAAGGGCTGATCACAAGAACAGGCCCCCCGGCGACGCGGATACCGGGGGGCCTGTCCAACCATGAAAGGAAGTTCCAGCATGCCACCCCAACCGGGGTGAGACCAAACCATGAAGGAGATGAGATGAGGATCGATGGCTACAGCACCATGTGACACCTGTGGCAAAGAGGTAACGCTTGACCCGCAAGGCAAGGCGATGCCGCACAAGACCACCTGGACCCCGTTCGCGGGAGTCCCTGACGTGCCGCAGCAGACCGTGGAGATCCGCTGCGAGGGATCTGGGCTGATTCCAATCCACGTGCCGGCGGGTGAGGTCAACTACCTCTCCAACCACTTCGAGTCCAACCGACGCAAGCACTAGGAGGACTGATGAACACCACTGCGGAGCGATGGCTCACTGAACACAGGGGCGACAAGTGCTCGAACTGCAATGCGACCTATGCCGCCTGCACCAAGCGCATCTTCGACAAGGGCCTGAAAGCCTGCTGCCCAAAATGTGAGCAGACCGACACCCACAACCATCGCGAGAAGGGCAGCGCGACTGTTCTGAGGACCGCCAGCCTGGACGAGAAGACCGTGCAGAAGATCGCCAAGGGTGAGGTCCAGCCGATGCCTCGGAAGCGCCAGAAGGCCCCTCAGAAGTCCTCAGAGGTGGTCATGAAGAAGGTGCATCCGGCAGTAATGAAGGAGGCCGCGATGCTGCTGCTCGCAGTGAACGGCTACACCAAGATCGAGGTGGTCTCCGAGACCACGGTGATCGTTCGATGAAGTTCAGATGGCGTAGATCGGTCAGCAAGCCAGCTGACAAGCGATACAGCCAGCTACTCGCTGAGCTCGCATTCCACGAGTGGGGGTCTCCCGAGCACCTGGAGGCTGCCTACCGGATCCACTGCCTCAACGTGGTGATCCGGAACGAGAAGCGGACCAGGGGCATGGAGTACCTGGTCCCACGGAAGCAGTTCGAGAAGCACTACTACGGCAGTAACCAATGAGAGGAACGAAGATGGAATCAGAACAGATCGCAGATA